ACCAGTATATATATTTTTTATCCTTTTAAAACCTTTTTATTCTGTTGTTTTAATTTTATTGTTGCGGATATATATACTCCTGATCCTTGCTGATCCGCCGTGATCCTTTACCCGGGATCCTTGCTGATCCTTAGTGAGGGATGCTGTTTGTTGTTGTGATCATCGTCATGATCAAGAGTCAAGGTTGTGGTCGGTTTTGATTTGATCAAGATACTTGGCCAGGTCGTCATCAGACATAGAGTCAAGGGTTGAGTGTTGTACTTCTTTCTTCTCCACCAAAAACCCCAACAGTTGAGACTTCAACCTTATCGCGTTGACTGCTGCTGTATATTGTTTCTTGCTACAAGCATCAACATACAATTTATCTAGCTTTTCTACCTCTTTTGACACAGATTCACTGGTCAAGCGCCTAGCATCACCACGCAATCTATCAATATACTGGATAATTTTATCTTTCTTTAAGTTGCGTGCAGCTTGAACGTGAGCAGAAGTTTCAGAGTAACCTGCGTCAACAGCCGCTTGTTTCTTACCTTTTCCTTTAGCTATCTCCTCGCAGAACTTCTTTTCCATTGAGGATAAAGTCGCTTCGTTTGTCTGATGTATTTGGTCTATAGTTATCGCCATATTTATCCAATATAGCAATTAATTTAGGAATGTAAATTAAGAATAATAAGGTCTATGTTTAGGAAAACTATCTGGTGTACCACGATAATAAACATCACATTCTATTCCAAATTCTATAGAATTCCATTTATTACCAAATAATTTATTAAATAAACGACAAGCACGAAAAGCTTTCTTAGGATCAGTAAATTTAATTTTACCTTCTTTAAGTCGTTCACCAGCGTTATAGTACCAACCACCTTCTTCGTGTCCGCCAAGTAATCTATCCGTTTTGTACACTGCTAGTTTCCAGAATTTTTCAACAGCCATTATCCCTCGCTAGTTTAACTTGTGCGTCAACTCGATCAATATTTCTATCATCTTCTAATCTACGATGTCGATAAATTGAATCAATACGCTGTCTTGATTTAAGTCTTTTATCCTCATCGTTATCTAGACAAGCATGGGTTTCTTTTAGAAAATCACCTTCATAAAGTTGAAAGCCACCTCCGATATACTTAATATCAAAACCTCTATACTTATCCAATGGTACCTTCAATTCTCGCAGGAATAACTTTTTCATTATCGCACGTATCACAACATTCTCCTTCGTCTTTTATTGGTGATGGATTATTACCCCAACCTGTAAATTCTTCTTTACAGATAACACAAACTTTTATTTCATTATCGTCCATTATTTATATGCCTCCTTAATTGAAATAATTTCATACATAGAATTTTTTTCTTGAGGTTCTGCTAAGTCAAAATTATGTATCATTGGTTTATACATATCAGAAAGATAAGTTTCAAAAGTAGCTGAGACACTTTCAAAAGTACCTATAATTTCAGTAGTAACGTAAACAAAATGCATGTTATCTTTAGTATTAAATTTAAGACAACCTTTACATTCAAAAGTATGATCTGTTATCATTTTATTCTCCTTAGTTAGTTTTTTCTAATAATTTAAGAATAAATAAAAAATTACCTTTTAAGACAAAAAAATACTATTCATAGTCCTTAAAACGAACATCATCAAAACTATCTCCATTCTTAAATGATTTAGATAATCTTTCTGATAATTTTTTTTCCTCTCTTGCTTCTAAATAACTGATAATAATTAACATAAGCATACCAATAAATATTAGAAACAAACCACCTAATATAACTAATTCAACAGTCATAATTGTATAGCTTTAACTCCTTTCATTTGTTGCACTTGATCATGTGTTAAACCATAATACTCTGTAGGGTTAACAGGAAACCTACCAGTTTCGTCTAAATAACAGTCAGTAATAATAAACTCGTTATGAACAAAACCAGGCTTACCATCATAATGTTTTACATTACGTTGCAAGTTTATAAATTTAGTAGTCATTTATTTCTCCTTGTTAGTTTTCTATATATTTTAAATTTATAAAAATTTATTACAATTTAAAACAATTTAAGTTCTAACAATATCAAGTTTATCTCTCATATCTGGAGCAGGTCCATCTTCTAATTTGATAGATTTAAAGCTAGGTGCATTTTTATAATCTATTGGAGTAAACATTACATCGAAACCATAGTAACATTCTAAATACCAATCTTGAGGACTACCTTTAGGCCATGCGTAACTTTTAGGGTGGCTACCTAAAGAATAACCTACACCCCAATCATGTGGTCCTGCTTCGAAACCTACAATAATAATCTTATCAGAACTGCTATCAGTATAATCTTTGCCAAGCATTATATTAGTTTCCCAATTTGGATCCATACCCATACGTTTACAGTTTTCATCAATAGCTTTCTTAAACATTCTAGCTGCAGTAAGCATATCAATCTTTTTACTTACAAAGTCTGGTAAATTAGTTAATCTATCCATAACTTTCTCCTTTCTTAGTTAGTTATTATTGCTAATAAGTTTATAAAATCTATAACCATAAAAAACAAAATAAAATTTTCTATCATATGCTTTTTCCATTCTCATCTATAATTTTTTCTATGCTATCTACTTCACGATTAGGGTCATCTTCGAAATAACTATTGTCAATTGGTGACAATCCATATTCTTCAATATAATCATTACCTAAAATTTGCTGTCCATCGTCATCATTGGCTATAGATACAAATTCATCTTTAGTTTGTATCCATAACTTTTCGTCAACAATCTCATATTCTTTTTCAGCAGGAATTATTATCTTGAATTTTACTTTAATTTTTTTATTTACAGTTGTAGCCATTTACCATTCTCCTTATGAAACATTTTAGTATGACCGCTATGAGATTCCATAATATCTAATGGATCAAACTCTAGATTACCATAATACATACCATATTCTTTATCTAAATCGTCATCGTCACAAGTATAAAATTCTACACCTGAATCTGCTATTTTTTTATAATGTTCTTTAACTCTTGTCTGTTTAGTAAATACAGAAAAACCTTCGTTCATATCTTTTGTGCAAACTCTTATCCATCTATCTATACTATTGAAATAATAACACCAATCTAATTTGTCTTTCTCTACCATTACTTTCTCCTTTTTAACGTAGCCAAGGTACGATAAAAACTTGGCTACGTTATATTTATAAAAAAGAAAAAAAGCAAACTATACAATTATTTTAAAGTAAAAGTTGCTTTAGGCGTTTTACTTGCTTGACCTGATTTATCTTTATCTTCAGTCGCAACAAAGCCTCTTTCTCTATCCCAATCTAAATCGATTGTTTTACCACCTTTTTCTAAAAAGTCTCTGATTCTCATTCCAGTCTTGTATAACTGAAATCTTTTATAACCACCAGAACCTTCTCTCTTAGGGTTTTTAGGTACGCATACTTGTATTCTTGCGTCCCTATCGTATTTGTATGTACCAGAAAATTCTTTCGGGTCCATAACCTTAGGCTTCTTAGTTTTAGCTTTTGGCTTTATAACAGTAGGTTGACTCTTAGGAGTAACCTTTGGTTTAGTTGCTAGATTTATCATTTCTACCTTTCTATTTATTTATTAATATTTACTATATAGAGCAACCAATTAGAAAATTAAACAATAAAATTAGCCTTGCGGGCAGCCTCGGGAGGTATTGGCGGTATTGGCATAAAAGTAGTACCAATACCAGTTATTATCATTGGTATACTTGAATAATAGTCGAAAAGGTATTGGTATTGGCACTTTTTATAAATTTGAAAAAATATTTTTCAAAATATATTTTCCTATATAGTAATAACGTAAAAAAGAAGAAATAGCAATAAACAGTAACCAATTAAATGTCTTAAAAAATAAATCATTTAAATCTTATATACGTGATTTTTAAAAAACGTACAAGTATCTTATTGATCGTTCCTATTTATTTCAAGTATTGCGAGAGTTAAATGAGCAGAACTATTTGCTCCTGCTTTAGCAAAAAGATAATCATTTTCTTCAAGGATTATCGGTCCTTTAGCCAAGTTAATTGTCTCTTTCGTACTAAGTTGATCATGCGAAATTTCATGGTCAGTTCCTGCAGAACTATCTCTGACAAATACATCAACATTATTATTGTTCGAAGTATCATTAGCCACTTGAATAGTTTGAATTATAGCTCTACTATCACTAGGTGTAGTGTATAAAGTAGTGTTCGCTGTAGTTAAATCTTTCATTGCGTTTTTATAAATATTAGCCATTAATTACCCCTCATTAAAAACCATTGTTTTCTGTCTTGTTCATCTTGAATATCTTTAGGATACGTTGTATTTAAAACTTTTACAACGTCTTGTAAATCTTCAATAAGTTGATCGAAATCAGTTTTGTTATATTCTACAGGTGCTGTATTTAATCGGGATGTAGGGATCTTAGCCATAGTTTACACTAATCCATAAAAACCAAAAAGTACAACAAAAATCTATTTCTTTTCGCTGTCTTCTTTAATCTCTTGTGCAACTTCATTTATCTTTTTTTGAATTTGCACCATTTCAACTGTTACTGAGCCATTACTTAACAATTTAGAGGCCCACTGTGCCTCTAGGTTCCGCTTCTGGCTCAATTTTGTTTCCAGAGCTTCGCTCATTCCATTCCTCCACTGTTAGCCGATTTTCGTCTTCGGGACCTTGTATATCCGTCCACTTAAAAGTTTTAGGATGCTCTTTCCAAAGAGCTTGGCTTGCACTGTCTAAATTATCATGTTCTACTAGCCCTTCAGCAAAATATCCACAACGATAAAATTTAAAGTGCACTAACATTTACGCTAGGGCTATCATAAAAACGTTGATTTGTAAAGCTAATTAAACCAAGATGGAATCTCAGTTTTCCACGTTGCAAACTCACGTTTGTGAGCCTTGTAAAAATTACGATATGCTCTTACTGCGCTAATTTCTTTACATTCGTCAGGCATACATTGAGGTGGTTCTTTAAAACCATTATTTTGAATATTTTGTGGAAGTATCGATAAATATGATCTTAATTTCTTCCAAGTCATGTGTGTTTTATCATATCGTTCTGTGTATTCCATACAAAGATTATGCCATAATCTCCATAGATAAATATAATGATCACCGGACTGACGAACCCATATATTAGAAGGGTGGCTTACATGAGCAACTTTATAAAATACATTATCGCTGTCTCCGTCTAGTTTCCAATTAGATACCATACGTTTGCCTGAATTAGATATAACTTTAACATGCTCTCCATCTAATACTCGATGAGCAGTAGAAAGTAATTGAGCATATTCTAAAATCATTTTAGTAACATGTTGATCGCAATGCCATTTAGCGCATTGAACTGGATCCTCGGATAAATAAAATATATTCATTCGTAATCTACAACTTTAACATCGCTATATAAATTATCATCGTGTGGAAAATAAAACATAAGCTTATTGTCATATTCTCCCTCTAACTCAGGTCTAGGAAAATCTAGTTTGATTTCTATTAGATGTTCGTATTCATTGAATACTTTAGGTCTGTCAGTATAAATTTTATTAGTGACACAAGTACCTGTCATATATGAATAATTATATTCGTAATCAGTAACAGTATGTTCGTGTTTTTCGAAACGATATTTTTTACCAACAACACAATCTTTTATTTTAACGTATTTAGTCATTTTCTCCTTTCTATATTTACTCGGATGTTTAAAAACGAAAGTCATTTTAGTTTAAAAGTAACATTTTAATACAATATTATCTACACATACAACCGTAAAAATATCCCGATCCATCGTTCATATAGTATTGATTAAGATTTTCAGAAAATGTTGCAAACTTTAATTTAATTATTTCGCATAGATCAAAGCAATCTACATTTAAAGCGTGAACTTTAATATCAACAAGCATTTCTTTAGTTATTTCAACTAAATGAAAAACGCCATCATTAAGAATAATTATTTCCATCTATATACAGTTACTTCTTCAATAGGACCCCCGGTCGAATGTCTACCATTTAATTTTAATGAATTTATATTTTCAATATCTTCTTCGCTCCAACCATTATCCATAGTCATATCGTCTTGCATAATTTCTCCAGTAGTAGGCTTATCTCCAGCATCTGCATTTACACAATAACCATGCCACCATACTACAAAATATCTTCTACTTGAAGCTTTTACTTTAGCAGCAGTATCAGTTTCTAAAACACCACAACTATCACATTTTTCAAAACGAGGTTTATCATCATCGCTACCACTAGGTGTAGTCCATATATAACCATCGTCATAACATTCTCTACATTTAGTCATGTTTCTCCTTTCTAATTTAAGCTAGGCGAAGTAATTGTTAACTAACTTGAGAGCAAAAAATGACTACTCCGCCTAGCACCAAAGAGGATTATTAGCTAAGTCATAGACTTTACCTCCAATCCAAATGTATATACTATCGACCAATTTCGATAGTAAATACAGATTAACTATTTAAAAAACAACTTATACAAAATTATTTTCTTTCTGTAATGTAAAAGCTTATTGTTCTTTTATCAAAATCAAACTCTGTAGAAGTAACATCTACATGCTTGACTGGACAATTACCTAACCATGCTTTAAACATTTCTTTAGTATTATGTTTATGTCTTTTAGCTTTATTTGAATCAATAACTTCTTTTACTTGATCATCGATAACAGCCACTAATGTTTCCTTTCTTCTTCAAGTTTTAATTTAAGACTATTGAATATACTGTCTTCAACATCTAATTGATATAACTCGCCATTATCATGTTCAAATAGAACACGCCAACAGTCAGGTCTTTTCTTAATATGAAAAAGTATCGGCCACTCTTGTTCTGGTTCGTACTTTTTCGCTTCTTCATCTAACTCAAATTTTTCAAATCTGCGTGGCCAATTATTTTTCTTAGCCACTTCATTAGCTTGAAGCAATTGAGATTTAGTCATAACTAAATAACTCATTCGTTACCCTCGATAATGTCTCGTAATTCGTCTAGATCAGAACCATCATCGCTAAAGTCTGATAATTCTAAACCAAATGAATTAGCTAATTTTTCATCGTCTGTCTTTTCTACTTTCTTTTCTTTGTCTTTACTCATAATATTCCTTTCTATAATAAAATTATTATATATTTATTACGAATTAAAAAGTCAATAAAAACAACGAAAACTCCTGTGATAGACTATATGGATTAGAGTAAAACCGGGTGAATAAACCGGCTCTATGAGCGATTTATTAATGGATTTTAAACTCATTTTCGATATCAGTCTGATATCTAGGACCAGTGGTAAAACAATCTACAATTTCATAATCTATAAATTTAAATTTCTTTTTCATCTTTTGATTGCAAAATTCGTAGAACCTATTGATCCTCGGAAAAAAGGGTTCACTATCTATTTGAGTAAATTCTAATTTTTTAATTTCATTGGGATTATCTATTTCATGATATTTAAATGTTACCATATAATCTTTAACTGGAGCAGAATATAATTCTTGTATCATATCTTTTGCTTCTTGATCTTTATTAAATAGTTTCGACATATTCTTCTTTACAAGTCCATTTTGTATAAAATTTATATTTATTTACTGCTTCCTTTTTAGTTTCAGCAAACATTAATTCAAAAGAATCACCATATCCATCTCTCATGCAAGACCAATGATCCTCATAAATTTTTGGTTCAGTAGTAGTTTCGTGACACTCCATGGTTACTGCGGAGCATAGATATATCATCAAAAAAAATTTAGTCATTCGACAAGTATACATCTATTTAAAAGGTTTCGTAAAACTTTATTTTGTTTTAAAATGTTATAGTATTCCTCTGTTAATCCTGCGACCTTTTCTTCTCCATGATTCGCTACTGGAAAATCGTTTAATGTAACTATGATGTGAAATAATTCGTGAAACAAAGTTTTACCTAAAATTCTTTTAGTTAAACCTTTTCTAATTACAAGAGTATTATCATTAGTTTCAAAATATCCATATTCTTCTATATCCTTGAAAGATACTTTGATTATTTTATTTTTGTATTTAATCTCTGTTAGTTTCATAGGGCCAACTTAATGGCCCTATTATAACATTATCGACCTAACATTCTACTTCTAGTTTGATTATTGACTTGCGTATCAAGCCCTATTCCATTGCCTTTTTGCTTACCATTCTCATAAGCTGCTCTATCTCTTATGTTAAATGAAGACTTTTTAGAGACAACTCTTACACCTTGATTACGAAGCCAATCTGAGATAGCTTTCTGCTCGTTTTTATAAAGCATAGGCAAACCATCTGGATTTTTTATACCTTCGTAAGGTGGAGCTATCTCATTAAATCTTTCAGTAATACGTTTTTGCAAACGAGATGCGCAACCTAGTATAAATGCTCTCTTCATTTTATTAATAGCAGATTTACTTCCCGGGACTGTCTCAAATTCTTTATCCGCTAATCGTTTTACAGTATTGATAAAGTAATCGCACATTGATTTAGCAACTATTCTATTAGATTTTCTTCCAACGAATACAGCTTGATTAACACGCTTGTAATTACTATCAACACCTGACTTAGAGAAGTATTGACAAAAATATAATTTAGCAGTAGCTGATTGTATCCAACCTTGCCAATTATCTCTTTCTGCGTCATATGTTTCTCTCTCGATTGGTTCTACTTGACTGTCGTCTTTAATATCTGATCGAGATAGATTATGTTCTGAAAGTAATTCTTGAGCTTTTTGAGCAGCAAGCATTGCTTCGTTTTCTGAAGCACCTTTATCTTCTGACATCTTTAAAAGCTTTTGAATACGTTTCAGTATGCTTTCTTTAACTTCTTCTGGCATATTTCTCCTTTCTTGTTAGCAGGGCGGACAGAATCATCTTAACGACACTTTCTTACTTCAGGCCCTGCGATTATTATTCTATATTTTTATAATTAGTTATTCGACAAAAAATTATCTATATAGTCAACTAAATTAATTTTAGGTTCAAAAGATAAAGTATTTACTATTTTTCCACTTTTAAATCTTTCACCTTTTTGTGCTTTTATATACTTTATATTAGTTTTAAAAAGTTTAGCAACTTCAATTATTGAATAACTTTTTTTATTACCAATCATTATTTCTTTATTTGTTTTATTAGAGCTTTCTATTATACCTCTTACAATATCGTCAATATGAGTAAAATTTCTTCTCTGTGTACCAGGTTTTACTACAGTCAATGGTTGTTTATTTTTATACTGTTTTTCAAAGATACCAATAACAGTTGCCATTGCTCCAGATTTTATTTGTCTAGGTCCATAAACATTAAAGAAGTAAAGTATATTGTATTTTAAACCAAACCATTTAGAATAATTTTTAATCAAATTTAAATTATGATATTTAGAATAGGCATAAGGAGATAAGTTTTGTTTATTGTTTTGAATAGCAGATGAAGCTGAATAAATTAATTTTATTTTTCTTTCTGTACAAAACTTTATTACTTCAAGAGTTCCTTTTATATTAAAATCTAAGCAGTCTTTTGTGTTAATAAAACTTTGATTAATTCTTGAAAATTCTCCAAAATGATAAACTAAATCAATCTTAATTTTTTTAAAATGTTTGTTAATATTTTCTGACTTATCATTTATATAAAGTGTTTTACTAAATTTAAAATTACCTGAAAATTGATTATCTAAGACAATTACATTATGTTTTTTATTTAGTTTATCAACTAAATGACTTCCGATAAAACCACAACCACCTATGATTAAAATATTTTTCAATTGTTTTCTAAATAATTATTAATGTTATCCCAATTTTTACAAATACTTATTTTTTCAAAATCTTCAAAACTTACACCTTTAGCTAATTCTTCACCATTTTTTCCATAAAATAAATAAACATCTCTATCTTTTTTTACAAGTATAAATACTTTACCACCATAAAATTCGTATGATTTATGCCAAGCTAATTGTTCAATGGATAAATTTACTTTAATTTTTGTCTTTCTTCTTTTAGGAGTTTTAACCCATTTACCTTCTATCCAACCACAATGACCACCATAAGTAACATAATGAACATCAGGGATCCCTCGTTCTATTTGAGTTTCAACTCTTTGTATAAAAAAATTTTTAAGTTTTTTTCTGATCTGTGTCCAGAGTGTCTTTTCCATCGAATTTACATACAGGGATTGGTTTCATCTTATGTAAATTCTTCTTTCTTATTGCAAGATATTTATCATAGCCAACTTCATCTGGTCTAGACATTAGATGTTCTATTTCTTTATAACTCATACCTAATTGATCTGTATCAGTTCTACCATCTGACCATAATCCATCAGTCGGTTCTGCCATTTGTATTTCTTCTAATATACCTAATTCTTTACCCATAGCCCATACTTGAGTTTTAGTACAATCAGCAATAGGAGATATATCCACACCGCCATCGCCATACTTTGTATAAAAACCTACACCAAAGTCTTCAATCTTATTACCAGTTCCAACTACTATTCCACTTGTACTTGCAGATATTTGATATAAAGTCATCATTCTTAATCTAGCTTTAGAATTTGCAAACCCTAAACTTTCTGTAAATTTTTTATCAGTCATAGAATTTTCAAAAGAAAGATATGTTCCTGTTAAATCTATTTCTACACCATAAGCATTTTGATATTTACTTGTTAGCCATTCTTTATGTTTAATAGATAAGTCATGATGCTCGGGTCTTTGAGATATTGGCATGGAAGCTACGAGTGTTTTTATTCCAGTACGTGCACATAATGTAGAAACTACTGATGAATCAATTCCACCAGAAACTCCTACAACTAAACAATTAGCTGGACTATCCATACTCTCAACATAGTCTTTTATCCAATCGGTTATTATCTTTACTCTGTCTTTTGCTTCCATGTATTGTCTCCAATAGGAATATATTTAACATCATTTCCAAGTTTAAGATACCTAAATGGATCGATGATTACTGAATTAGGATAAAAATAAAAATCTTTAAATGCTTCGTGTTTAGTACCAATAAAAAATAATTGTGGTTTAGTTTCCCATTCCATTTCTTTAGCAACATCTTTAGAGTCAACATATGGATCCCAAATTTTAACTCTTTCTCCTCTTTCTTCTAAAATATTTTTAAGTAATATTGATGGACTTCCTAATTGTAAATTAGTTTCAGGTTTAAAACATTTACCTAAAATATTAATATCCATTTCAAATTTTTCTGTAATAATTAAATCAGCTAACCAATCAGTTTGTTTTTCTCTTTGAGCCATGATACCATCGTACCAATTATAAGAAAGATTTAATTTATCAGCAAGATAACTCAAAGCAATGTTATCCCGGGGATGACAACCTCCTCCATCTCCCATTCCACCATATAAATATTTATCACTTATTAATCTTTTATCGCATAAAGCAAATGCTCTACTGATATCGTCAATATTAGTATTAGGTAAATTATGACATGTTTCCATTAAAGTATTAATCATAGCGATTTTAGTTGAGATAAAAGTATTATAACCAACTTTTATTAATTCAGCATTTTCTATCGTAGTATCAAAGAATGGAGCATTATTAATTGTTTTATAAAACTCTTTTGCTTTATTAAGAGCTTCTTTATCATCTACACCAAATAGATTTATTTCTGCTCCTAAGAAATCGTCAATAGTTGTTCCCATTGCAATAAAATAAGGATTATAACAAAGCTTTAAATGAGTACCAAGAATTGGTTTAATAAATCTTGAAATAGTACCAGGCAAGACAGTAGAAATAATAACAACGACTTTATCTTTACCTTGTTTTTCGATTTCATTATTTAAATCTGTTATTCCTTTTACTAAATATTCATAATTAAAATCTTTTCTTTCTTTAGGTACTCTATGTATACCTTCATACTTTTTATCGTGAGGAGTTTGAATAGGAACAAAAATTATATCAGAATCAGAAACTATTTGCTCTATATTTTTTATTTTAATTTTAGAATTATTTAGTAGTTCTTGAGCACCTTTTTCTTTATAATTGAGTGTCTTAAATCTAATATTTCTTAAAGTTGTTTCATTTATATCTGTACCAAAAACATTATGTCCTTTACTTTCAACAGCTAGAGCTACAGGTAAACCTAGTTTTCCTAGTCCTAAAAATCCGATATTCATAACTTATTTTGCAGTGCCCCAATTACTTCCTTTCTCTACATCTACTTCTAAAGGCACTCCTATTTCTACACAATTTTTCATAATATGTATAGCTTCATTTAAACATTTTTGTTGTAATTGATCAACAGAAAAATCTAATTCGTCATGAATTGTTAATTTTAAATCAATATAATCTAAATATCCATCTTCCCATATTTTTAACATTGCTGCTTTAGTAATATCAGCAGAGCTTCCTTGAATTAAAGCATTCATTGCTGTATGAGTATATGCTCTTTTTAATTCTTGTTTATGATATTTAGCAGAAGCTTCAGATAAGGGATATGCTTTTTGTCCCCATTCATCTCTTGGTTCCCACAGTTCAAATCTTCTTTTTCTACCAAGTAAAGTTTTAATATAACCTCTTGTACTAGCTACATGAGATACTTGTTTAGATAATTCTTTTACAAATGGTACTTTAGAATGATAATTATTAAAAAGTTCATAAGCTTGATCTTGTTCAAGACCTAACTCTGAAGCTAACTTCTTATTACCCATTCCATAAAATAAACCAAGATTTATAGTTTTTGCTTGTTTTCTAGGTATACTAGCCATATTTGCAACCATAGAATGAAAGTCAGTTCTAGGATTATTTAAATATTCTTTTTGCATCATTAAAGCAGTATCCATTAGCTTTAAAGAAGCATAGTGTACTAATACCCTAGGTTCTTGTTGAGCATAATCACAAGCTACCCAATCGTGATTTTCTTCTGGTAAAAATAAACTTCTGATCATCGGACCAAGTTCAGGGTCTCTAGCAGGCACTTGTTGAAGATTAGGATACTGAGAACTAAATCTACCAGTTACAGTTCCCATAGGATTAAAGCTACAATAAATTCTACCATCTTTAGCTTTATCTAGAATCATATTTTTTATAAATGTATTTCTAATCTTGTCTAACTTTCTTATTTGTAATATAGTTTTAGAAACGTCATCAGTTTGAGTTTCCAACCAACTCGCAGTGAAACTCGGAGTTCCCTTTGCGGTGTGGTTATACTGAATCGAATTATTATCATATGCTTGTTTTAGTGAAGCATTTGCCCATACATTAACTTCACTTCCTCCAAGTCTATTTAGTATTGATTGATGGTCTTGTTGTTTTTTTTCTAATGTATCATATAATTCTTCAGCTTTAGAAACATTTACTCTTACTCCTCCTTTTCTCATATGAAATAGTAAAGGAATTAATCTAGATTCAAAGTCAACAATACCTTCAACTTGCTCTCTTTTAATTCTTGTTTGCTGTTTTAAAAAAATATCTAAAGTTAATTGTGCGTCTGCTTTTGCATACTCTGCAACTTCATTTGCATGTAATCTCCATAAACTTTCTTTTACTTTCGCACGTTTACCAAATTTTGCTAATACTGCTTGCTCTAATTCGACTTCATATTTTGATTTTCTTAGATAAAACTTTGCAAGTGAATCTAAACTATACTTTAATTTATTTTCATCTAGTAGATGTTCTATAGTTTGAATATCGAAAATCCTGTGACTCTTAGTAAGCGTAAGTCTATTATCCAGTGAATAAAGCCACTCTACGTCATACATTGCGTTAGCAAATATCATTGGAAATCGCTTTTCTTTACATCTATTATAAATATAATAAACATAACGAATTACTTTTTCCTTATCTAAATTTCCACCACCTTGATGATTAATTGGTAAATATTCATTAAGACCATTATCTGTTGCAATAGAAATACCTGCAACGAAACCATCTTTTCTAAATCCACCAGGTCCATGTGTTTTTAATCTAGGATCGTGTGTTTCGGTATCTATAGCAATATATTTTGCTGTATCTATCTTATTTAAATTAAACATTAGTTTATTCTTTCTGTTAATACTCTTAGATTTATAAATGTGTAACCTCTTCCTGAAGATTCCCATAATTTTCTTGATAAATCATGAACGTATTTTTCTCCATAAATAATTTGATTTGCCGATGTATTTAAAAGAAGTTTAGTACAGTGGACGCACGGTTCTAATGTAGTATAAACTCTATCAATTTCATTTACGTCTTTACATTGAAGTAAAGCGTTCTGTTCAGCATGAATTGCTTCACACTTATCTAAATCTTTTCCTCTAGGAGAATTAGCACCTAGACAAGGTTTATTTATACAATGAATAAAACCAGAAGGATTACCATTATAACCAGTAGCAATAACATGATTTTTTTTATTTACAAAAACACAACCAACTTTTCTTCTGACGCATGTTCCTCTTTCTGAAACTAACTTCGCCATTTTTAAAAAATAAAAATCAACAGGAGGTCTATAATTATCCATAAAGAAGGTAATTAAGCCTTTCTGATAACATACCATTAGGTCTAAATTCTGTTCCTTCTAAATCAGCCATTTCTTGTAATATATCAATAAATTTTTTAGGACTTTTAGAATACTTATCAATAAGTTTATTTAAAGATATTTCAGGTTTATCATCAAAATTAGATGTAAAAATATTATCTAATTTTTTATAATCAGTTTCATATATATGTCTACTACCTGCTTGAATAGTAAGTTCTCCTAATTTACATTTTAAACCTCTTAAATTTAAACAACAAGCTATGTAAAAAGATATTGCACTAAAGTTAAAAGTATCATAAGGTACACCTAACCATGCATCGTTACTTCTCATATTAGCAATAGTATGTAACCATAAGTCATCGCTTGCTTCTCTTAAAAAAAATTGTAATGTTAAAGTACAAGGAATATCTTTACTTGATCTAGGATTCTCTCTCCATATACTTAAAACTGCTTGTCTGCTATCATTATCTTTTATTAAAGTATCAACAATATAAGATGTTTGAGTTATGATCTTCGGACCATATGCTCCAAAAAAAGTTACACCATCATCGCTAAATCTTTTAATACCTCCTACATATTTACTTACACTTTCTACATCGTTCTTACCTTGAAGCATCCATGTAGCTTCACCAAACATAAATGGATAAGATAATTTTCTTTCTGGTAAAGTAATAATAGGATCATCCATATCAATACTCCATGTATGATTTAACTTTTCACTTATCTTTAAATCTCTAGGTTTACAAATAAAATCTGGTTGACGGTATACGTCCCATAACATTTTTTTATATTTTAAATTTATATCTTTCATTAATTAATTACCTTATCTATAAATGCGTCCATTTTATGTCCGTCTTTAAATAAATCATATCTAATAAAATCTTTTCTGTCACGTAATGGAGAAAGCGTATTTAAAAAATTATTCCGTTTACATTTACCATACCATGAAAAATAATAATCATCAATAACATTATCAATATCATGATATTCTTCATGTCGTAATTCTCTGTTAATTCTATGATTTTCTTTAACTCTTGCAGTATCTTCTGGAATACACCATACATATTTAGCACCTCTATCTTTTAAAATGTTATATAATTTTTTAGGATTATAACTTGGTCCATTGCTTCTAATATAAGAATAACATTGTTCACTAGGCCAATGTCTATCTAATAGAACTAATTTACCAATCATTTGTTTTTTAATGGCTAATCTAACAGTTGCAGTATGCCATAATTTCATATTTTTATGCACTCTTAAATGCATATAGAAATTATTTTTAAATCTTTCTTTAATTCTATTTATAAGTGTAGTTTTACCTACACCATCTGGTCCTTCTACAATTAAGATTTTTCCTCTAATAAACATTTAAAATATTCTTTCGTTCTTTCTCTTGTCCAAAATTTGCTTTTTAAACAATCCATATGTTCTCTAGCAATTTCTATTAATTCTTCTTTACTAGAATTTTCTATTTTATTTAAATCAACTTTTAAACCTAAAATTTTAGCTTCTTCAGGATGTGCATAAACAATACATTTAGCATCTAATGCCATCTTATATCTTACTCTCCACCAACCTGAACCTTTAGCAGTATGATAATGAGGTGGACTAATAACTCCCCATACTTTTCTATACTCTTGAAACATTTCATGTTCTTTTAATCTAGTTTGACCTTCTCTTTGATTTCCAAAAGTTTTAACTCTCCAATTAAAACTTTCTTTAGAAAGCCAACCTTGTTTACTTACTAGACTTGCACAAACCCATGCGTTTTCTTTAATACCGTCATTAGGTGCATATACACTTAGTAAATCTTCTTGATTATCAGGACTTTTTAAATAAGTATCTGTATAAGCAGAAGGATCCCAATTAGTAATTTCTTTAGCTTTCATACCTAATTCATCGTAATTACCTCCATCATAAGCTGGAATCAATAACTTATGTGGCCATTCTTTATGTGCAAAATGATCAACTAAATCTTCAATTTCTTTTTTATATGGTTGAGCCTCGTCCCAATTAACTTTACCTACAGGATTTCCTGCTTTAGAAACTTTTTTCCATATTCTCCAATGACCATTACTAAATGTTCTAAATCCACTAACTGAATCTTTTGTTTGCCAATCGTCAATAGAAACTATTGCGTCAGGTCTTTTAATAATTGTATATGCTGCGCCATACCAATATCTTGCAGATAAACTATTAGGTCCAAATACAAATACAAAAACTTTATCATACATTGATACATCTTCTCCCGGGACAATCTCTTTTTGTATTACTTCGTGACCTAGTTCTTCTAATACTTTAGGTAAAATTCTAGCAGATGTTGCAATATTTAATGGTGATCTTGCTGTACCTATTGCTAATGCATTAAACCCTGTTACTAATATTTTCATTTTGTTTTTCCCTTTCTTCTTCTATGATTTGTTCAATATCTGGTGCTGTCCAACCTTTTGGTTTAACAACGTCAAAAGACGTACCTCGTTTTTTAGATTTGCTTTTAGTTCTTATTTTACTCATGTTAGCTTTTTGTACTTCGTCCCATGCTCTATTAAATGGTAAATTAAAAAGCCAAGCTGTTCCTAAAGCTATATAAACTATATCAACAAGAGCATCTAATGCTGCTGCTGAATCTTTTTTAGTAATAGCTTGAGTGTATTCTGCTAACTCTTCCATTAAAAAAGATGTTCTAAAATTTACAAGTTCATTGTCTTCAGGAATTCCAACTTTATCATTTTTTTCAAATTTATATTTTTTATGAAAAGCATCTATATCTTTAAGTAAAGTATCTTTATCCATATCATCAAATATACCAGAATAAGTCATTAAAGCAAAGCCTCTTGTTCTGGAACCTTTCTATAATCTACAATTTTTAATTCTTCTTTCGCTTTAGTTTTATCTTCTATACTATTTTTAATTATTCTTGCTACATATTCAGCTACAGGTGGCATTACACCTCTTGCAATTTGTGATCCAATAGAAGAAGCAGGTCCTTCCCATTTATAATCTACAGGGTACCCTGCCATATAAGCTAGTTCTTTATGACCAAATAATCTATCCTCTGTCGGATGTATATAAAATCCTCCAGCAATAACTGGTATATGAGCATCTGATTTTAATCTCCACTTCATAAATTGAGGTCTACCTTTAACTCCATTACGCATACCTCCTCTTACCCAAGTTTCTGGTGGATTATATCTTTCCCATGTAACTCTTAAACTCTCTCCTTGTTTACAATGTTTTAGATAAGGTTTTTCGTTTTCACCTAATTTCATTAAGTGTCCTACATCTTTTCCATATTCTTTTTTAAAAGAACCTAATACTTCACCTGCGGTTGGTAAAGGTTGAAAGTTTAAACCACTTGCATTTAAATTATATTTAGTTGCTATAAAGAAAAATCTTTTTCTTGAATGATTTAAACCAGTAAAACCTCCATCAATAAGTAAGTGAGTTACTTGATAACCAAGTTGATTTGCTTCTTTAGTTAATTCCATGATCATCGGTCGACCACCATTTTTACTATAAACTCTAGGAACAGATTCAATAGCTATCGCTTTAGGATTTAATTCTTTTAATAAATTAAAACTATCTCTCCAACATTTAATTCTAGGATCATCTCTCCATGCTCCTGCTCCTTTTTGTGCTCCACCTAAATTAGACCATGGCGCACATGGAGGATTACAATAAACAAAATCTATTTTATTTTTATATTTATCTCTTGGCCAATCGTCTTCACCTTCAAATACAGGTATATTTGGAAAATTAGCTTTAAATGTTTTTTTATATAATCCAGGTTTTGATTCAAAATGTGCTTGTACATCGAAATGTTTTTTAACGCCTAGAGTAAAACCTCCAGCAAAAATGTATGTTCCTAGTGCTTTCATAATTCTTTCTTTTTTTGGTTAACGAATATCATAACTATACTTCGTTTCAGGCTGTAATATAAACAAATTTTTTTTAGCTCTTGTAATTGCAACATAAAACACTCTATGTTCGTCATCTGGTTCAGTATTTAATTTACGCCAAGTTTTGTAAGAAATATCGGACATTACAACTACATTTTCACTTTCTCCACCTTTCATTCCATGTATTGTACTTAATCTAATTCTTGCTTTATTTTTAAATATATCTTTTGATTTAACTAAAGATTCAAACATAAGTATGTCCTCTGGATCTAATCCTTGTAAAATATCTTGCCATTCACCTTCTGCTAGTAATCCAACATTTTCTTTTAAATAATCTAAATCAAAATCTATATCAGTTTCAATATTTTTCAAACCTTTAAATCCTCTTTTTACACCCACATTTGTTTTAAGACAAGAGTAAAGTTTTTTTAATTCATCATAAGAAATCTTTTCATTATTATTTAAAGCAATCCATGAACGTATTGCAATTACATATTTATTAGCTCTAAATTCATTATAACCTTTTTCATAAAACCAACCCATTCTTTTACAATAAGATTCAGCTTTATTTAATTGATACCCGGCTCTTGCTAAAACTAACCAATTACCTTTTGACATATCAATATCTTCAATAGATTGTATTTCAGTAATAGTTCCTTCTTCATCTCTACAAGACCACTCTTTAGTTTGTCTTAAAGATATTCTATTTGAAATTTGATTTGCAAGTCCATGAATTTTTTTAGGAAGTCTATATGATACAGGTAATACTTGTATGTTTCCTTTAATTGATAAGAATTTTCTAACATCTGCACCAGCCCACTTATAAATAGCTTGATCATCGTCACCTGCTATATACCTTATTTTACAGTTTTCACTTAATCTTTCTATAACTTTCCATTGTTTAGTTGTTAAATCTTGTGCTTCATCTACAAAAACTACATCTAATCTAGGTATATATTCTTCTTCTAAAAATGCATCTAACATATCTGTAAAATCTAAAAGTCTTTTTTCTTTTTTAAAATTTTTAAGTGCTTTAGAAAAATAATCTTGTTCTTCAAAAGAATGATCACACTCTAATTCTTTCCAAACTGCTCTTAAATCTCTTTCACTTGATCTTGAAACCTCGTCACAAAATAAAAGTAAATCTCCTTTTTTACTTCCTACAGATAAACCAGATGTATCTTCTTCTGATACACTCGACATCTCTACTCTTACTAATTCTGAAAACTCTTTTACACGTTCTCCTTTAAATACTTGACCACTATTTATTGATAATGTTCTATAACATAAACTATGAATAGTTCTAAAATAATCTAAATCATCATCTGATAAATTAAATTTATGTATGACACGCCTACGAGCTTCTTTTAATGCTCTACGAGTAAAAGAAAAAAAACCTATTCTACTAGGCTCGTAACCTTCTTTTATTTTTTCCTCTAGGATATTCAATAATGTTGTCGTTTTTCCTGTACCAGGACTTCCAAATATCTTTATTGTTTCGCTCATTAACTTTAATTCCTTTTCTTTTTAATTCGCAAGGCGCACAGTAATAAATTTTATCTTCTACTATGTGGGCTAACTCACCACATAAAGAACATTTTTTAGCCATGTTTACTATAAATTTTTCTTAAAGTATCATATTGCTTACTAGACAATAATATATGTTCGTCATACTTATCGAGCTTTTCAATAACTGACTGACAAAAATTATTTTCCCATTCATTTATTTTAGTTACATCAATATTATTTAAAAAATTAACAAGATTTTTATACTTTTCTCCATCAATTCTTTTTAATAATTCTTTTGGTATATCTTGTGGACCTTTTAATAAAATTGCTTTTCTTCTTAATTGAAAGTAAAGCTCTCTACATAATTGTACATCTAATAAAGCATCGTGATAATTTTGAACTCCTTTATGAAAAAAGTGATCAAAACATTCTTGTAATTTAGGAAATTTATAATCACTAAATTTACCTTCTAATTTCATTTCATCTTTAGATGTCATCATAGTACAATGAAAATTATCTGGTTTTTTCCACATATATTTTAAAAGATTTACTTCTCTTTGAATTATTTGAATATCAAATGCTAAATTATGAGCAACTAAAGTATGACATTTACTAGAAAAATAAGTAAACACTGCTAATGCAACATTAAGAGATATACCGGTGTCTTGTGCTTCTTTAGTAGATATTCCATGAATATCTGCAGCTTCTTTAGGTATTTTAAATTCTGGATACTCTACATTTTTAGGTTCTATTCTACTAGAATATTGAGCAACAACTTTTTCATTATCATCAGTAACTTGAAAAGCTAAACTGACTAATCTTGGTTGATCTTCGTGGTCTGGATTTAAATCTCTACGCCATAAACCATTTGTTTCTGTATCAAAAAATAAAATCATACTCCCTTTCTAACATCAAAAGATATTCCTTTAACTTCTACTTTAGCATCTTTTTTATTTGATTGTATATCTTTTTCTAAAAAAAGAATTGCAGCAGTAAGATCATCGCTTACTTTTTCAGTATAACCTGCTTCTTGTCTTATTTTAATCGCTTCACAATTAGTTTTTGCAAAATCAAGTAGAATATTAATTGCTCTTTCTTTATTCATAAGCCTCCTTTTCTATTTTTGGTTGTGTAAATTCTTCTTCTTGAATACTAAAATTTTTTATAGACCATACATTCATAAATTTACCTTTTACTTTCTTACCAGAATGTTCTGCTCCTAAATTTTTAAGATAAGCTGTTATTTCATTTAACTTAAATTCTTTAAATCTATGTCTATCTAAAAATTCCATTAAATCATTTATTCTAAATTCTGTGTGAGTAGAATTTATAATAGCTTTACCTCTTAAAATATCTTCTACTTCTGATGAAGAAGTTGAACCAGTACAAAATCTTTCTAATAAATCTAATAAACGACCTTCATTACTACTATCTTTAGGTGCTTCTACTGCAATAACTCTTGACATAAGATCATTTACTGATTCGGTCCATAATTTATCATTTATTTTAGGTAGTAACATATCTAAATTTTCAAATACAACTTGTTTAAAATCCATAAAATTATAAATTTGTTTACTAGCTAATGGACCAATCTTTCTTTCATTAAGTGTTAAAAAGTATTGTGGTGGATTAGTAAGTATTTTAGTAATACTATTTAAAACTGGCATTGTTCCTTCATCGCTTATACCATATTCGCAAGTTAAACATTTAGTTTTATTACAAACAGAATTAATAGGACTATCTTTACATTTATAGTTATAAGTTTTTTTATCTAGACTGTTTAATACAGATGTAAATTCTCTTGGTTTTAACGGTGGATCTATGTACTCATCATTATATTCTTCTAACTTTTCTTGCCATTCTTCTGGAAATCTTTTTCTTAAATAGACACCTATGTTAAATAAACCATTATTTCTACCACCTTCTCCTAAAGCACCTTGAGAAAGTAAATCTTGTAAACAAGGTGGTCCTCCCGGGAGTATTTCGTTTGATTTATTTTCTTTTTTTATAAAATCTAATTTTATTTCATCTAAAGAATTTACTGCAAACTTTTCTACCCATTGTAAAAAATGTTCTAAAGATAATGCTTTACCATCATATAAAGCATATCTATCTGTTTCTTCTCCATTAAAGTATGGCATATTAAGCCAACTACCTACATCGTCTTCGTTCAATAATTGAGTTTGTTGTGGTCTTAAATCGTATTTTACAAAACCAAAAGCTTTAGCTATCGCTTTTAATTTTTCTATCATTGATTTTGCAGATACAAATTTTTTAGTAAAAATAAATATGTGAGCACCACCTGATTTTGATCTACATACTATTAAATTCTTTTTTACAAATTGTTTTGAAATTTTTTCTATATTTACTGAGTAATCGTCCACATCTAGACAACCCCATTTACATTTATTATCTTCATTAATAGGTATAACACCTAATCCAGTTTTACCAGATAGGTGTTCTACCCATAAGTCTTCAACATATTTTTCTCTTATTGTTTTTCCATAGCCATCAAGCTTAGGTCCTTTTCTTTCTGTAATAAAAAAGTGACCATAAGCCCGATGTAAACCAGGAAATATTTCAAAGAGTTTAGAATGGTGCATCTTCTCCAGAAGTTTCTGTTGGCTCTGATGCTTTAACTTTTCCAGTTGTTACTGAATCAGCTAGTTTTTCACCCTCTTTAAAGATGTCTTTACTATCTACTTGACCTGCTTCTTCGATTTTATATTTATGCCAATTACCTAAATCGTTTTCAGCTTCGACTGTAGATAATTTAAATTTATATAAAAAAGAAGGTGCTTCAACAGTTTGACCTTTTACATTTAATCTTTTCATTTTAAGAAGTGTATTCCACTTTCTTGAAACACCAAGATTGCTTGAAGTCATTGTTAAAACAGCAGGTGAGTAACCTTCTGACGTTTTTACTAGAACAAAATGTTCAGCTGTATCAACTATTTGATTTTCGCCTAAAAAAGTTTTTCTAGTTTTAGGATCAGTTGTAGCTTTTTCTGGTTTTAAATCATGAACAGCTACTAGACCACCGCCTTTTTCTCTTGGTACCCACTCTACATATGTTTTACGATATCCACAAGGTACTACTTCTAAACTATCTTTAAATAATTCGTTAGTAACAGTATTGAATATCATACCTTCATCTGCTCCGTCAATGTATTTTTCGTCTTTCTTTTTACGTTGTGGCGAACCAGATTGTATTATAGCTAGTCTAGGAATAGTAACATCATCGTTACTTATATTTTGTAACCCTTTACCAGCACTTGCTAAAATTAAATCATCTGGTAATGCAATATTACTATTTGATTTTTTAGCTATTTCTTTATCACTCATTTTATTTCTCCTTTCCAAGTGTCACTTTTGCAATAGATGCTTCGTATACATTAAATAAATCCTCTGGAAGAGTTTCACCTAATTTATATTGATCTTTAGCAAAAGCTTTTAAAGTTTGTGAATGGACTGTACTGTTTTCATCATAAGGAATATTCTTAAAATTTTTATTAAGAACCTCCACTAACTTATCAGCTTGATCGTATTCACCTTTTGCAAAACTTACTTTTACATCGTGTTTAATAAGTCCTGCGTGTCCATTTTCTTCTAACCATTTTAAAGCATCTGCTTTTTTATCTAATGGTATAGAACAAAATATATCGTCTTTTACTTTTATTTGACTACCGTCTTTTAAATCGAAACGTGTCATTCCATTACACGCTCTCATAGCATCTGGTAGTTCTTTTTCTTCTATGTCTCTTATCTCTGCTTTCAAAGTTTTCAATCTTTCTTCTTCTTTAGCAAGATTTTTTTTCTTCTCTACCAATTTATTTCCAATTTTAGTAACTACTTCTAGTCCTACACTTGGAAGTTTTTTCTTTTTACTATGTTTTTCAACTTCGTCAAATATCCATGTTTCTTTAGACATTACTTTCTCCTTTCTGATACATATCTATTTTTACATTATAGTAGCAACTATTTTCTCTATCCCATTTAAGTATATTTACTTTTCCATTATTAACTTCAGAAGCAATTATACAAGATATTCCAATAGCTACAGGATCACCCATCGCAAGAATAAAATCGTCATCATTATAATCTTTTAATTTTTGACGCATTAATCTTACTACAGGAGCAGACGACAATGTAATTTGTTTACCAGGATTTAATAACGGTATCAATTCGCCATATCGTCCTGCTGCAAGAATATTAACTCTTGGATTTTCTTGCACTACATAAACTTTCGCCATAGTTCTCCTTTCTTAGTTTTTAGATTTACTTATAAATTAAATTCTATATAAAGTAAATTAATAATTAGAAAACAGAAAGAATATATGCAAGTACAGTTTATCGATGATCAGGATTTTATAAAGTATAAGTTTAAAACTAAACCTTATAAACATCAGTATGATGCATTTTTAAAATGCAAAGATAAAGAGAGCTACGCTTTGTTTATGGAACAAGGTACAGGTAAATCTAAAGTTATTATAGATAATATCGCTTATCTTTATAGAGAAGGTAAAATAGATACAGCAATCATTGCTGCACCTAAAGGTGTATATCGTAATTGGCTAAGTTCTGAGTTTAATACTCATATGCCTGATGATGTTAAAAGTTTTACAGAAATGTTAGTATGGTCGCCTTCTGAAACTAAATCAAATATAGAAGCTCTTACTAATTTTCTTAAACCGAACAATACTTTAAAATTTTTTATTATTAACATAGAAGCTTTATCGACTGGTAAAGGTAAAAACTATTTACATAGATTATTAAATTCAAGTAAAGCTTTTTTCTGTATAGATGAAAGTACAAATATAAAAAATAGAACAGCAAGAAGAACTAAAGCTTGTCTTAAATTAGGTCGTCTTGCAAAATATAGAAGAATATTAACTGGTACACCAGTGACCCAAGGTCCATTAGACTTATGGGCTCAAGTAAATTTTTTAGATGAGTATATTCTACAAGCAAGTTTCTATGCATATAGAAATACTTTTTGTGTTATAAGAAGAAGACGAGTATCAACTCATAGTTTTGATGAAATTACTGGCTATCAAAGATTAGAAGAATTACAATCTATCTTAGATAAACATAGTTTCAGAGTTACTAAAGAAGAATGCTTAGATTTACCACCAAAAGTACGAACTATTAGACAAATCGACATGACGCCTGCTCAGAAGCTCATGTACACGCAACTTAAAAAACGTGCTATACTAGAACTAGAACAAGAGAAATTAGTGACTGCGCCTCTTATTATCACACGAATTCTACGTTTACAGCAGATATTATGTGGATTTGTTAAATTTGACGATGGAACTGAAGAAATTATTAAAGGTGCTAATCCTAGACTAGATGAACTATTAGATGTACTTGAAGAAACTCAAGGTGGAGTAATTATATGGGCTACGTTTAGAAGAACGATACAAATGATCCGTGATGCTCTAGCTAAAAAATATGGAGCAAGTAAAGTTGCAACATATTATGGAGAGACAGAATCAGAAGTAAGACAAGAAATAGTTGAGAAGTTTCAAAAAGGTGAGATTAAATATTTTATAGGCCAACCTAGAACTGGAGGTTATGGTCTTACATTAACTAATGCAAAGACTGTTATATATTTTAATAATACTTATGATATGGAAGTTAGATTACAGTCAGAAGATAGAGCACATAGAATAGGTCAAAAAGATAAAGTATTATATATAGACTTTGTATGTCCTAAAACTATAGATGAAAAGATACTTAAAACTTTAAGTAATAAGAAAAAATTAGCTGATCAAATAACTGGTGATAATTGGAAAGAATTATTTATCTAGCAGGACCGCCATATAAAGCTAAAAGAACCATTAATATAATTAATGTACCTGTAAAATAATAATTCATCTTAGCACACTCCATATTATTTTCTTTTAATTATATCGGCTCCTTTCAATCCGTATATTGCTGAAACTACACCAATAAACAACGCTTGATACCAATAAGGCATATTATTAAATTGATCGAAGAACAATTTTAATTTAGCATGAATCTCTGGATCGTCAGAAAAAATAGAATACACCAATATAAGAACAGGAGCGGACACCAAAATAAGTACAAATTCGTCCTTCCATCCTTGTTGATTATTTTTAATAACTTCTTTTTTATATTCCAGTTCTCCATTGGCCATCCTTTCAGCGTGTTTCATTTCAGCCATAGATTCAAATTCTTTTGCTTGTCTTCGATTAGCTGCAATTTTCATTCCAGTCTTAATCATTCCCGGGACAAGCTTACTTGCGATATTAAGCCACATTAATAGCCTCCTTGTTTAACCATTCTTTTACATTAAAGCCTGGACAATTAGGTTTGTTTTCTTGAACATCACAATGACCTAGAATTTCAGTTATGTCTGAATACTTGTCCATTATCATATTAATTAAATCTTTTAAAGTTAAAAATTGTTCTAGAGTAAAATTATTTTCTGCTGTACCATCTTCTGCCATACCGCCGACTAAACAGATACCTATACTTCTTGAATTATGAGAAGGCGCATGTGCTCCAGAGTATCCTTCAGGTCTAGCTTTTTCATATTTACCATTACGTCTTATTATAAAATGATAACCTACGTCATCCCAACCATTTTGATCCACGTGCCACTTTCTAATTTCATTATAGCCAATATCCATAGATGGCTTAGTTGCAGCACAATGTATTATTATTGAATCAGTTTTTTTTCTTAAATCCATTCAGCACTCCTTCTAGGCACTATTCTACACTTTTTTTGTTCTAAGTCTACACTCAAAATTTTAACTCTTTGATCCTTGACTCTAGGAGTTCTAGAAATAAGACTACCATCTTTTCTACGACCTACATGTTTTACATCAAAATAAGAGCTTTTAAGAGTTGTTGGATCTACTGCAATAATATCTATAGGTGAATGTGTTTGAGAACCTTTATAAACGTAATAGCCTTGTTCTTGTAACCAGACTACTGCTAAATTTTCACAAAGACAACCTTTATTTTTTTTAATCACTTATCTATTAAATGAAGCAATGCTGTACCAAGACCTGTTATTATAAGACCCGCTGCTCCAATTAATATTTTCTCCAATCTAGCAATTTGATTTGCTAATCCTTCTATTTTATCATGAGTTTGTTTTTGCATAATACGACACAATTTTTCGTGACTATCTAATCTAGAGTGTGCCGTATTAGCTGTTTTCTTATTCATTCTCTAAAACCTCTGCTTCAAAAATATCTTCTTCTCTACCTTTCTCTGTTTTTCTTCTTTTCTTTTGTGACTCTAAAAACATTTTAGTAAGATTACCAATAGTTGCATCAAATGCTGTACCTAAACCATCTGCAACTTTTTTAGCAACAACATCTACCGGCTCAAAAGGTGTTGGCTCACCTATATCTTCTTTTTGATCTAATTTTTCTTTTATATATTCTTTAGCTATTAATGGGTTTCTGTAAGATATATCAAAAGCTTTTCTTCTACCAAAGTTTTGTGAAAAACCTAATGTTAATACTTTATTAACTTTATCAATAGCTTTATCTGCAAGATTTCTTTCTGCTTTAGTACCTTTTAACATATCATCTATAATTTTAGGATAGTTACCAGCCATAAAATTCTTTTTAGCACCATTTAAAAATAAATTATAATCTCTTAATAAATTAAGACTGTCACCACCTAAATCAAAACCATCATAAATTCTTGCTATTCTATTTAACACCAATCTCTTATGGTTTAGAGGACCAGCAAATATATCTACAAATAATCCAGCTTTATTTGCAGCGCCAGTTAACCCGGGAGCATCAACTGCTCTCATACCAGCAGGACTTTGTATAATTTCTAAGGCATTAGCAAGTGATCTATGTACATCAAAAAAATCTTTATTGAACATTTGTTGAATTGCACCTCTATTTTCATTCAAAAATTTATTTAAATTTTGTCCATTAAGACCAGTAAAAGAAACTCCTAAATCAGAGTTTTGAGTTCTTGTACTTTTAATCATTCTTTCTAAAAAAACTTGTCTTATATTAGTAAGCATTTCAGGCGATTGTTTATTTAAATTTACAATTAACTGTTTTACATCAGCTTTATTACCTAATCTTAAAATACTTTCTACAACTTGACCTGGTGCACCTGCGTCTAGAACATTAACATCTATTCCTGGAAGAGCTTTAGAAAATGTAGTTTGAATATCTGCAGTATTTTTAATAATATTGTCATAAGCTTCTATTGCTTTTTGAGGTGTTTTAAAAAAATCATCATATTCTTTACCAAGAATATTTTTATATTGTGTTCCGTAAGTTTGTTTAAATTTATCAAAAGTCATTTTAGCAGGTTTACCTATCTCTGTAGGAGCAACTTCGTCTAGATATTTTTCATACAATGCTGCTTTAATTCTTTTTTTAGAAGAAGCATTAAATACTTTTCTATTATTTATTAATGTACCTAATACTAAAGAATTTTTTAAACCTTCTGGACCTGGATTTATAAATTTATTAAATAAACTTGTAGATTCAAATTTAATTCTATTTTTTACTTTTCCAGTATTTCCATAACCAAATGTTTGTGCAAAATCTTGAAAATAAGATTGTCTTTTAGCATTTAGTAATTCATCAAATTCTAGAATTTTTTTAGCTGCTGTTTCATTACCTGACAAAGCATCGTCTATAATAGTATTTAATTCACCTTTTAATTGTCTTACTGTATTTTTTACTGGACCAGTTGCTAAAACTTCATCCACGTTACTCGCTAAAGTTCTTAATTGTACAACATCTTTAAGAGATAAATCTGCAGACTTGAATGCTTTTAAACCTTTTTCAATTGATGTTAATTTTGCTATTTGACTTGTAGCTCCTACTTCATCTCCTAATGTTTTAAATAAATCATCTATAGCTTTATCATTATAATATTTAGCTTGTTGATCTGGCGAAAGTTTTTGAATTTGTTCCGGTGTTTTCGTTTTAAAACTAGCTCTTTTATATTTTTTAATTAATTTATTTGCTGTACTCAAAGTTTCTAAATCTAAAGGTCCTACTTTTATTTTTTGTTTTAATTGTAAATTATCTATTTGATCTCCTAAAGTTCCAATTCTTTTTTCTAAATTACCAACAGCACCAGCAAAATCAATATTAAATTCATCTATTATATTATCAGTTTCTGTTTTAAATATTTTATTTTTAGTTCTTTGAATATTTTTAAAAGCTTCTGCTGCTTCATCAGAAGTATTTGCAAGTTCTACATTTCTAATATTTTTAGCTTCGTCATCTATTAATTTAATTGCTTTATCAGCAGATGCATTATCTAAAGCATTTAATCCTGTTAATTCTTTTAAAATCCTATTTTCTACTTCTTTAACATTTCCTGCATTTTCTGCAACAGCAAGTTGTCTATTATATAACTTATCTGCAACAGTTCCTTTTTCTACTATGCCTGATCTTGGAATTGCTTTACTTACTTCTAAAGCTAAATAATTATCAGCATCTTTAGGGTTAACTCCTAAGTCTATAATTTTTTTTCTAGCTTCATCTAAAGGTTCTTTTAAAGATTTATCCATACCTCCTGAATCTAAAAATTTCTTAATTGTATCTTGAGATAATTTTTCTTTAGGCGTTGTAAAAACTATCTTCTTTACAACTGCTGCTAATGGTAAAAATGCTGCTGTTGCTGCAGCATCGATTGCTGCATATTTTGCTGCTTGAGCAACTGCCATATCTTGAAATTGTTCATCACTCATATCAGGATTAAAATTATATAATTTACGACCCATATACAATCTTCCAAGTTCGCCAACAAACGCTGCTCCACCCGAACCTGCAATAGTTCCCGCAGGACCTGCTATACTTCCAAAAGTACCACCTGCTATACTTGAAGCTATTGGTAATAAATCTCCTGATATTGCAAATAAATCTCCAGTCTCTAAACCTGGTTGATTAGCTTTATAAAATTTATTATCTCCACCTAATTCCTTAGGTACTTTAAAAATTAAACCTTGACTTTTGTATCCTTCTATTCCTACTTCTTTGTTTAAAACTTCTATTTTCTTTTCATATTTTTTTACTTTTTCTTCACCATACTTTTCAGTTAAATCTTGAATAAGTAATTGCCTTGTATTATTTACTAAATCAGCAGGAGTATTAGAGCTTAAACTTAATGCTGCTCTTAAATCATTTGGTAAATCTTTATCAGTTCTAATACCTGAAGATTCAAATAATAATTTAGTAGAAGGTTTATAATCTACAAAAGCTGATTCTAAATCAAACTCTCTAGTTTTTTCATCATTGGCTATATCTTTTTTAATTTCATCTATAGACGATTTCATTAAATCTACATCATAGCCACTATCATTTAAAAAAGTTTTTTCATCTACAACTTTAGGTATAGCTACTGATTTAAAGTCTTCTAATGATATGTTTCCTGAAAGATAATTTACTATGGTGTCTTTATTGACTTTAGGATACTGACTTTGAAGTTTTTCGTATATTGCAGTTTGATTTTCATTTAATTCCATAGTACATTATAACAAGTTAATTTTTTAAAAACTCTTTCTGAAGATCAGTAAGTGTTGTGTCTATATTTTTTTGTTCTGCTTCTGAAGTTTCTTTAAATATTTCAAAATTAGTTTTAGATGTAGGTGTAATTTGTGGTTTTAAAGTAGAATAGAAATAAGCAGACGCAACTCTAAATGGACTACTTCTATCATTACTTCCATAAAGTTCAGTTAATATTTCATCTGATACTTGATCATTGTACTGTTCAGCAATTTTTTCCATTGATTTATCTCTTGCATTTATAGCAAAGTTAATGTCTCCTTGATCAAAGGCCAATGTTTTAGCTATTTCACCTTCAATTTTATATGCCTCTGATGCAGCCTTTTGTGCTGAAATTAATTTAACTAGAGCTTCAGGTGTAGTTGCAGAATCACCAAGGCCTTGTAACAACACTTGAATATCTTTATCAGAAGCTGGATATAAATCTTTTACTTGAGATACAATAGCTTGTTTACTTGCTGAGTTTAATATTTCTTTAAAAGTAACATTATCTTCGTCAATTAATTTTCTATTTAATTTACCATCAGAAAAATATTTATTTAATTTATCACCTATTTCTGTACCAGCTAAAACTTTTTCTATAGGAAATAAGAATGATTCTAAAGTACCAGTAGGAATATCTTTACCTTCTGATATTAATTTAAATGCTTCTAAATATCTTGTATCTAAAGCATCAAATTTATTTCTATCACTTCTATATTTATCTATATAAGGTGTATAATTTTTAAGTATCGCTTCTTCTTTAGTTCCTCTAAATCTAGGTGGTTCACCTTTTGTAGCTTTAGTTAATGAAGCTTGTGCTTTAATTAAATCTATATCTTGTTTTTTTCTTTTAGTTGATACTGCTTCTGATTCTAAAAATCCTTTTTTAATACCACCAGATATAGTTCCAAATGGTGACTTAGCTTTTGTAATAGGTGTATATGAAGAAGCATCAATAATAGTATTAAGACCAGAAAGAAACATAGCTCTTTTTTCACGGTCATCATATACAGTTTCTAATTTCTTTTCAGCACCTTCAGCGATATTTGTAAAAGCTTCTCCTACGCCTCTAACAAAAGATTTGAATCCACCTTCTTTCTTTTTTCCTTTTTCAAGATCATCTAAATCTTCATATTCATCTACATCGCCTTTTGCTTCAGCAGTTCTTTCTTCAAGAAGTCTTTTTGCTAATTCAGAATCAAATGCTTTACCAGTGACTTCTACATCCATTTTATCTTTGTCAGCCATTAATTTACCTTTTTAAATTCAACGTCTATCTTAGAGTAATCTACCATTAAATAACCATCATCATTAACTATAGAAGCATCAGGTACTTGATGTGCCATTACACCTTGATATGTTACATCATCACCTTTATATTTAAAGTTATAAATATTAATACCGCTTGAAGATTTACCAACTAATTTAATATCTTCTTTCATTCTAATATCAGAAGTTACAAAAGGTGCTAACGCACCCGCGGCTCCTGCTATTTGTGCAAATGGACTAGGAGCACCAACTGGTGTTCCTACTAGTGCTGATCTTTCTTCTCCATAAGTTCTTATAGGAGCACCTGCTAAAGCACCAATAATTTGTTTAACTTGATTACCTTCAAAATCTCTTTCTTCAATAAAATCTCTAAAAGCTTCTGTTAATTTAGCTTGATCTATTCCTCTTTCTAAAGCACCAGAGCTTCCTAATCCAGCTGCAGCACCAGCAAGTCCCGATAACTCTGCTTGAGCAGAAGCTAATTGAGCAGCACGATCAGCAGCAAATCTTGAAGCTCCTGATTCAAAACCAGCTTGTCTTAATCTAGATGATGTATCTACTACCTGATCTAAAAATTTATCTCTACTTAAAGCTCTTTCAATTCCTTCTCTTGATCCACCAAAAGCTCCTGCACCAATTGCTCTAGCTGCCATTGATCTTTCTTGTTGACCATAAGCTTCTCCTAAATCAGATAGTGTAGATTTAATAACACCTTCTGTATAAGGATTCATATATTGTTGCATAGTAGCAGTATCAAAAGTTTGAGCACCTATTTCAGATAATTGACCTGCTTGTGGTAAAATTTGATTTGTAAATACGTTAGCCGCTGCTCTTTCTCCTGCACTTAAATCAGCTACACGTTTACCAGTATAAGCTTCATAAGGAACAGGAGTTCCCATTGATGTCATTTCTCCATTTGCATCAAATGTAGGAACACCAATTGTTGTTTCTAAAGCTCTAGTAATTGCTGCTTCTTGTGCTTCTTTAAAATAATCTGGTATTTGAGAAACTACTGTTGATTCACTTGGAGCTGAAACTACTGTTGTTTTTGGTTTAAAAAGACTACCCATTGATTATAAATGTTCCTCCTATATTTTTGAATCCTAATTTAGAAAAGACATTATTTTTTCTTTCAACATCTTTTCCTTGAAATATTTCGCATATCGCAGTAACTTTATGTGATAATGCGTATTCTTTAAAAACTACCATTATTGATCTAAAAATACTGAAATTTCGATGTTTTGGATGTACGTGTAACCATAAAGTTCTCATAAACTTTTTGTCACTATACCAAGTTTCATCTACTGATGCAGCAAGTGTACCAACAATAGTATTTTCATATTCTACTACTATAACAAAACTATTCTTAATGTAAAATACTATATTTTCAAGAGCTTTCTTATTATTAGTGTTTCCAAAGTTAAATGGAGCTTCAATAAGCCACGTTTTTAGTAATTCTCTTATTCGAACAGCATCTGATATTTGAGCTACTCTTATTCTATATTTATCTTTTTCCATCAGGTCTAATATTGATTCTTAATGTACCAAATCTCCAATTGCTACCTAATTCGTCACTTTGTATTCTTATTGAAGATTGTCTACCTCTTATTCTTGAATTATAAAAAGCTGTGCTATTAGAAACAGTTATAGATTCTCCAGATACACGATCATTATTTGGATAATCTCTTGTTTTTAAAGTAATTACAGCATTACCTGTTTGATTTTTAAAATCTGGAATAACTTTATTTATAAACGAAAATGTTTCTCCATCTTGTATATCTCCATCACCTGATTCTATAAAAGCAGTCATTGCAGTTCCATCTGCATCCACTCCATTTTCGTGTCTATATATTAATGAACGTCCCGGGGTTAATCCATAAATTGTCGTTAAACTAGCTATATTAGAATTTGGTAAATATTCAGTTCCTAATGGATTAGGTTCAACTCCATTATCAATCCAAGTTGTTCTATTTAAACTTCCAAAATACCAACTATTTTCTAAATAATTATACATAACATATTTATCTATTTCAGTAGAATTTGAAGAACAATAATACCACACTATTTCTGAAAAATCAGAAGTATGACCTGCATAAACTTGTTGATACTGCTGTTTATTTATATCATCAAAAACATGATTTAAAATAGGACAAGGAATTTCTTGTACTGCACCAGCAAATCTAAAAAATTGTCCATCTGACATCCAATAAGCAATATCATCTACAACAATCGCACTATTTAAAGATACAGAACCACAGTCATTACCAAGTTGTCTAAAACCAAATATAAAAGGTGGACCAATAAAAGACATAGAATGCATAGTAGTATCTGTCCATATTAAAATAGTTCCTTTTGCAGGTTTCGCACATCTTATTTCACTTCCGCCTGCTATTCTTTGAGATCCAGCAGAATTAGTTGTATTAGGAAGCCAAGAATTATAATCTTCTTGATCTGACCATCTTATAAATAAATTATCTTGACTAGAGGTATCGCCAATAGTTGTTTCTGTTCCCATACAAATTAAATGTCTACTTTCAGTAGAAACAATTGATAATATTGATGATGTAGGTGCATTTGCGATTGCCTCTGCTCTATTAGTCGATAATCCCCCTGATGTATTCCAATCAAATGTACCACCATTTTTTGCTGTTAATATTAAGTCTTCTCCCCAATTATTTAAAGACCATTGTCTCATATCTAAAACTACTTCAGAGGATGTTCTAGTAGTTCCCCATGTGCTTTCTCCCCAAGTTGCTGCTCCCCAACCATATCCAAAAATTTGTACATCAGGTCCTATATTTATTTGATACTGTATATCTGCATTTGATGATGTAGCTACATTTGAATTTGCAGTACCAGGTGTTGTAATTGTATAAGCATTTAAATTATTAATTTCAACAATTTCAAATTCATTTTCTAAATCAGAAGTTGTAATTCCTCCAACACTTGAAGATACATTTGATATAGTAATAAAATCTCCTAAAATAGCTCCATGAGATGTATGATTTACAACTACGTTAGAGCTTGTATTAGTTGTTGTAAAAACATTAGTTAATGTATTAGATTGTCTTATAGGAGTTATGTCAGCATTTGTTCCTGATTGATAAATATAAACTTTTCTATCGTTTCCTAATGATTGATATCTCGTACCATCTAAAGAAATCCATGAAAACAAAGAAGATGGTCTTCCTATATAATAATCATCACTAAATTTAGTCCAACCTCCTATTTTCTGAGGTAGACCTTTTCTAAATCTTATTTTATCACAATTAATCCATCTACCCTCAGCACCTGTTTCGGTGTTTTCGGTATCTAATCCTGGTAAAAAATTTAACTGAGTTAATGGCATAATTTTGTATTATGTACTGAATTATATTATAATAATAAGAAAAGCGAAAGATATAATGTGAGTGTCTTATGACTACTAAATATTAGATTTAAAGCATAGAATCAAATGAAATTAGTATATTCAATTTCTGATAAACTTTATTACATACAAAATTTTTTAAACTATTCTACTTATAAAGGTATCCATAATTCTATATTTAAAGAACGTAAAAATATAAATTTACATACCTCTAAAGGTGTATGGTCAGAAAAATTAATTAATAATATAATCCCTCCAAAAAGAGTAGGTGTATCAAATTATCCACCATTTGAAAAATTAAAGACTTTAACTCGTCACAATCAATTTTATGAATTAAAAGATATTAAAGATATTACTGCTAATATTCATTATATGGAAAAAGGAGCAGGTATTAATTGGCATGATGATAGCAGTTGGTTATATGGAGCAACATACTATATTAATAATAGATGGAATACTCAGTTTGGTGGAGAATTTATGTTTACAAGTGAAAATGGTCATGGTTACATACCAGTAGTAGGTAATTCTTTAATAATAATAAAATCTCCACTTCAACATAAAGTTAATCCTGTATTAAGTCCAATCGTGCCACGAGTATCCGTGCAAATGTTTATAAAATAAATGTATATATTTTCTGCACATATCGGGCATGATGGAGCTTTTTCAATAGCTAAAGATAATGAGTTATTAGTTCATTGTCAATTTGATAGATTCAATAGACAAAAAGGTCAAGAAACTACATGCTCTAATTTTTTTTATTATTTAAGTTCTTTAAATATAAAATTTGATATAGTTTTAATTACTGATTTAAATGTAAGGTCTCAAGAACATGTATTTCATAAAACATTTTGGACGAAATTTCTAAAAAGATTTAACTTAACAAAAAAAGAAACAGAATTTAAATTTTACATAAATGACAAAACTAGACATCATCATTTATTTCATGCCTATTGTAGTAAAGCCACTTTAGGAAATAATAAAAACTATGTCATCATAGATGGAGCAGGGTCCCTTGTTGAAGAAACTAATAATCTTGAATCTGAATCTTTATACAATGATGATTTTAAAAGAATAAAAGTTACTTCAGATGGTTTAGGACATTCTTATTCTCATGTAACTGGTAATCTTTTACAAGAACCATATATTTTTGCATTTCAACAATGTGGAAAAACAATGGCACTTTCACAATATGGAAATAAAAAAGTGGATATAGATAACATTTTGAAAAATAAATTAACTACATTGAAAAATGATAAAAATACTCAAAATATTTTATATACTTTTCAAAAAACATTTGAAAAAAAAATTAAAGAAAAAATGCCATTAGAAAATGTAAATTATACCGGTGGATGTGCTCAAAATATTTTAGCTAATTCTAATTTTTTAAATTACAAAAATTTTAATATAGATCCGATTTGTACAGATTCTGGTATTTCTCTAGGTCTTTTAAATTTTTATTTAAAAGGAAAGTTAAAAAAAATAAACAGTGTGTATTTAGGGCCAAAACCGAATTATGATTATTTATATTTATTTAAAGAATACAAAATATTAGATAGTGATGAAAATAAAGTTTCTGAAATACTTAAAGATAATCCTGTTGCATTATTTCAAGGTAGGTCTGAACAAGGACAAAGAGGTTTGGGAAATAGGTCTTTGTTAATTAATCCTGATAATAAAAATGCTATAAAAAAAATTAATGCTATTAAAAAAAGAGAATGGTATAGACCTTTTTCTCCAAGTATTATAGAAGAAGAAGCTTCTAATTATTTTAATATAGATAAAAATTTTTCATCTCCATACATGTTATATACTTTTAAAAATAAAATTCCTTTACCTAATGTTTCTGCAATAGATGGCAGTAGTAGAATTCAAACAGTAAATAAAAAACAAAATAAAAATTATTATGATTTATTAAAAGCCTCCGGATCTATTCTTTTAAACACAAGTTTAAATTTTCCAGGTCATGTTATAGTAGAAACTTTAATTGATTTAAAATACATGATGGATAATTCTTGTTTAAAATATGCATGGTTACCTGATATTAAAAAACTAATTGAAAAAAAATAAAATAAATGAAAGAAAAAACAGTCAACATAAATAATTTTATTGGAGTGTATGATAACTATATTACTGAACAAGAATGTAATAAAGCTATTCGACTTTACGAAGATCAAAATAAATTTAATAATACAGTAAATAGAATAGGTGGAGAAAAAGCATCAATATTACAAAAACAAGACCAACAATTTTTTGCAGCACCTTTTAATTTAGATATATGGTGGGAATCATTAAAACCAATGATGTTAAATTTTGATTTAGCATGGAATCATTATGTTCAAAACACTGGAGCAAACGATGCTTATGGAGTTCCTTTTTATTTTACAGATTTAAAAATTCAAAAAACTCTTCCTACAGAAGGTTATCATGTTTGGCATATTGAACATGGTAAAGGTCATGGTAATGAACCAAGAGCTTTTGTTTTTTCTATATATTTAAATGATGTAGAAGAAGGAGGAGAAACAGAATTTTTACATTTTTCGAAAAGAGTACAACCTAAAAAAGGAAGAATAGTTATTTGGCCTGCAGGTTTTCCATATTTACATAGAGGTAATCCACCTTTATCAGGTGAAAAATATATTTTAACTTCTTGGATGATGTTAAGATGAAACCAGTTTTATTAGATAATATTTTTTCAGAAAAAGAACTGTTCTTTATATATAAACAAATTATGAGTGCTCCAAATTGGCAAGTAGTGGGGAAAACAAGTGACGTAGAATATCCTTCTAATAAACAATTTTCAGATGCACCTGTATTTAGAGTAAAAGATGATGATAGTGTGAATCACTATCCGCTTTATATATACGTACAAAGTTTAGTTTTTAGAATGGCAGAAATGCTTAACAAAAAAAATATTGGTATGCATACTAATATGAAAAGAAGTTGGTTTAACTTAACCTATCAAGCTTCTACAAATCATTGGATGCATTATGATTCTACAAGTCCAACAGCACAAACAGTTTTAGCATTTATAACTCCTGTATGGCAAGATGCTTGGAGAGGATCTTTCTATGTTGATGGAGAAGAATTTAAATTTAAACCTGGAAGTGCAGTAATATTTAATTCAAACGAATTTCACAGCGGAGAAACTCCAGAAAGTCAAAGCCAAAACTGGAGCAGACTTACTTTAAATATTGTATTAGATCAATAAATAATATGAATGAATTAAAAGGTAGAATAATTATTCAAGATAATTTTTTTAGTAAAAAAATATTAAATAAAATTAAAATAGATTTATTTAATTCAAAATTTTATAATAGATTTAATACTCATAAAAATACTGTTTATAATAAAATATATTTTAATGTTGAACTCGAAAATAAACATCCTGTTGTTATAGAAACAATAAAAAATTTAAAGAAAAAATTTAATTTATCTTGTTCTACAATTAGCTCAAATTATTTTTTAAGCACAAAACATAAACAAGCCACTCCACATAATGATGAATATTTTGAATATAATTGTTTAATATATTTAAAAGGTAACAGTTTAATTAATAATGGTACAGGTTTTTATGATAAAATATCAAAAGATAAATATGAATTGAATACTCATGTTGGATTTAAAGAAAATAGAGCAATTGTGTTTGATTCAAAAATATATCACACATCACTTCAATTTAATGAAGGAACAGGTACACGATATTGTTTAGCTAATTTTATTAATTATAAAATTAAGAAGAATAAGAAGTAGGTCTAGCACCTAATCTAGCAATTTTTTCAGCTTCAGTTTCATTCTCAACATTATCATTGTCCCAATCAGATTGTAATTGAGTTAAATGAGCTGCATCCCATTTAGTAATAAAATCTTGAAAGTCACCTAAATTTGTGTCTTCCCAAGTAGAGTGTGGAGTTTCGTCTCTGTATTCTACAGTGTCACTTGGATTTGATGTTCCGTATTGAATAGCCCAAATGTTTGAGAATTTACTTTGAGTCCAAAAAGAATCATCAGAAATAATGTATCCTACACCTTCGTCAGCACCTTCTGCAAAATTTTTAATTATGCATTTATCTTCGAATACTACTGTCCATTGTGCATTTGTTGCCATAATTTCTCCTAAGTTTTAATAATATATATTACTGTTAAATAAGGTTGTACAACAGATGTTGCATCACCAGAAAAGTTTGCACTCATGTTGTGTGAGTGACCAGAACCTGAACCAGTGTTATTTGAGTTTTTAGTACCGCCAACTCCTCCACCTGAACTAAGCCTACTATTTAAATAAGGTGCGGAATCTCCCGATGTAAAACCGTGACTATGAGATGCAAGTTGCGATGTTGATAATGTTGCATTAGCTGTTGAACCAGAAATATTTCCAGTAGAAGTAACTGTGTTTGCTCCACCAGTTGACGCTAAAGCTTTGTTATTAGATTTTCCAACTGCTACATTGTCAGCTAAATTTGGTACATTAAAAGTGCTTGAGCCGTCACCAACACCATAAGTTGTACCGACAATTGCAAATAAAGCTGAGTAAGTTGATCTTGAAACTGCTGCACCATCACATTCTAAAAATCCAGATGGAACAGATGCAGATGTCCATGGCACGATAGTTGCTGTAGGAATACCTTCGATACCTGTAAGGTTTGCTCCTGAAAAATCGTATTTAGTTGCTTCGTAATTTGACATATTATTTCTCCGTGTAAGTCCATCCTACATTTGAACCAGAATAAACTAATCCAAAGGCTGCACCCTCAGTATTTACTACAAGGTCTTGTGTAGCATTTGCTATTTTTGAACTATTTCTTCCTACAGTTAATGCATTAGAATCAAATGTATATCTTGAATCTACAAAATGTACTTCATCACCAACTGCAGGTGATGCTGGTAATGTAATTGTAACTGTTCCACCATTTGTATCTACAAATAGTTTTGCACCAGCTTGAACAGTTTCAGCTGCGCTTACTGTTCTCCATTTTCTATATTCATTTGCTTTTTCAACATTAGTTCCATCCGCATATAAAAGATAACAATTACCTTCACAAAGTAAAATTCCAGTTCCGCTTACAGTTTTAAAAGTAAGCGTATATCCTGCATGATCAGTTCCATCTATTACGTTATAAGCTTTTTCTATACTATCAGGAACAGTTACAGTTCTATTTGCTGCTAAAGTTCCAGTAAGTTTTAATGTTGCATTTCTCGCATTTGAAATTGTACCATCTGTCATCGCTAGAGCTACATCAGAAGACGCAACATCTATAGCTTGATAACCAGCAACTGCTTGTTGTACTAAATTTAAATTGTTATTTGTTTTTGTTCCCCACGTACCAGAGTTTTCTCCAGTCGCCATCAATTCTATTTTTAAATCTGATGAATAAGTTGAAGCCATAATTTTTTATATTATAAATTTATTATTATGTAAATAATATATATTTGTTGTCATTTGTCTAGTGAATATTAGTCCAAGTTTCAGTATTTGTTGGTAATATTGGATCCCAAAATTTAAGGGTAGAAGCTGAAATATTAGCTTGATTACCAGTAATAGAAAGAAAGTTTTGAGTTGTAGTATTTACATTAGCTAAAGTAATATCTAATTGTTGACCAGTTATAGATATATTATTAACTGTTTGTAGACTAATTGTATTTACTGTTACATTAATTTGATTACCAGTAATTGTTAAAAAGTTTTCTGATTTAGGAACAATTGATGCTAAAGAAATAGTTGATTGTTGACCATCAACATCTATAAAATTAGCAGTTCCTGGTGTAACACTATTTACTTCTACATTTGCTTCTAAAGTAGGTGTGTTAATAGTTATGGAACCTCCAGCAACTACTGCAAAAGTATTAACAGTTGCAGTAACTAAATCCTCACCTGTAATAGTTACTAAAGCTAAACTTTCAGTTGTAACATTTCCTTGACTTAAAGAAAGTGAATTTCCTGTAATAGTTGCTAAACCATTTGCTAATACTGATGTATTATTAATACTTGCTGAAAGACTTTGACCATCTTCTACAAATATAGTTCCACTACCAGAAACTATATCTCCAATTGGATTTCCCCAGATACCTTCTCCCCATGCTTCTCTACCCCAACCTTGACCTAAGTTAATACTTGCAAGAGATTGTATACCTGTAATACTTACAATATTTCCAAGACCAAGACTAAAAGAAAAAGTTCCTGTGCTTCCAGTTAATCCTATACCTGTAATAGCAGCACCAGATACTGAGTTACCCCAAGTACCTAAACTCCAATCACCTTGGCCCCATGTGCTCGCCATAAGGATTGTCTCCTTATGCTATTCTAATTAAGCCGTTACTTGCGTCAGCGTTTGGAAACTGTAATTCGAATGTACCATTAGTAGATGTTTTAACACCACCAAAATCTAATACTGCAATAGATGAATTACTATTATTAGCATTGTAAATTAGTGCAGCTTGTGCAGAAATTGTTGCATTAGCAAATGAAACATTATCAGCATCAAAAATTGCTGTAGTTCCATCTGTAGAAATTGCAACATTAGTTAATGTAGCACCGCCGGTTGTGTAGTTTGTTCCACTGCTTGATATTTCATTTGCTGTTGTATACGCAGTTGTGTTTTGATTTAAAGTTGCAGTGTTGTCGTAAAGTGCACACTTCAATGTTAGAGCCTCTAAGTTTCCTCCAGGCGACATTAAGTCTTGCTTAAATGCAACAGTAATCGCTTGTGATATAGCCATTTTTATTGTCCTCCAGTTAATGTATTTTCGCCTAGTGGACTACCAGGAAACTTATAGTCAGTTCTTCTGTTTCTACGAGCTTCATTATTGATAGCAGCCACACTTTCGACATACTTTTGTTTATATATATTATAGTCTTCCATGTTTTTTGTAAAGAGATTTGCTTCAGATAAACAGCCATATAAAAGAGCATCGGGAACATTTTCAGTATACCAATTAGTTGTATTAGTATTAGACAATGGATTAATTCTACCTTGATAACCTAATTCTATTGTATAAACAGCATCCGGAGTAGGTGCTATATATAATGTATTATCATCAAAATTAGAAAAATATCTTGGTGTAGATGTAATAGAAGCATTTGGCCAATACTCTTGTACATATTCTAATGGTTTTATTTCTAAAAATTGTCTTTCATTATTAACTAATATGTTAACATAATTTAATAACATTGGTTCTATTGCTGACGGTAAAGTAATAAATCTATCACCTATACTGGTATTAGATTGAACATTTTGATTAAAACCTGTAGGATCGATTTCTCTAGATAATTTAGTTTGAGTATTATCAATAAATGTATCTAATTGAGAATTAAAATCTGTTCCAGTATTTTCAGCCCAGGTTTGTATATCAGTCTTTAGACTGCTGTATGTCATTGGCATTTTTATCTGCTCCTTCTACATTAAATTTATTCCACACATTACCTCTAAATGGATAAGTTCCATAATGAGTTAATGGGCTAATAACATCAGCGAAGATTTTACCACCTATTTTTTGCCATAATCTACAAAAAGCATAATCTTCTGATAGATATCTATTACTTTTTTCATCAATAATACAGTCAAAAAATGCAAAACAATTATTACTAGAAAACCTTTCATTATTAATTATTTGATCGCTTGTATATTTTAAATTAGGATATGCTTCTTTCATTTTATCAAAAACTTCTTTTTTTATACACATAAAACCTGTTGCAGCATCTAAAACTTCTGTAAAACCATTTTTTACAGAAATACTTAATGGCTCTGCAAAATTAAGATTATAGCCAAGAGCTTTTGATTCTAAATCTTTTTCACCAGTTTCTTTTACAAATTTTGGTACTGATTTCCAATCAATAGATTTTCTAGGATATATTCCTGCACATACATCATGACCTGATTCAACAAGTCTAATAACATTTTCTGCACTAAAACCTATATCGCTATCAATAAATAACAAGTGAGTAAATTTATTAGGATCTTTTTCACTGTAATCTAAAAATTGTGTTACTAAAGTATTCCTAGCTCTTGTAATTAAACTTTCATTACCCATTGTATTTAAATGAACTTGAATACCTTTTTGTTGTGCTTTTACAGTTGTACTTAAAATTCCATGTAGATATGCTTCTGTAAGTTGACCGCCATAACAAGGTGTTGCGATCATAACACCATATTTTTTTTCTATATTCATGATGTTACTACTGTAACACTTCCTAGATCAGTTGATAACAAATTTGTGCTTGCTTGTGCTATACCTACTGCTGGTATAGAACCTGTTGATGGAAACAATGTGTTTATTTGATCTGGTACACCTCCAGTAGATGATAAATTAGCTTGTGGTCTAGCGTCTTGTAAAGACTGAGCATCAGTAAAATACATCAAATCTAATTGTGGTTGTTTTGGTTCAAATTCTGAATTATGTACAAATGAACCATTCCATTCAAATACCATTTCTTGATATGGAAATTCTAACCCTGATCTATCTGATATAGCTCTTGCATACTGACCACCTGAAAATTTATTATGTGGTGCTCTATGAGGTCTTGTACTTCTATCACCTAATTTATTTGCCATTATGTATAAAATCTATTAGTAGATGATGGTAATATTCTTGTAGAAGGTGTATCATCACCAGCAACTAATCTTGTATAAGCTTGTTCGTAATCTGTTTTTAATTCCATTCTTTGAGCTTGATCTATATTTACTCTTTTCTTAGATAAATAATAAGCAAGTCCTGCACACATACATTCAAAAGCTCTAAATGGAATATCAAAATTTTGTTGTACACCATCGACTGTAGAGGCTGTAACATCTTGAATTTTTCTCATTCTGTAATATCTTAAAGTATAAGTTTGATCTGGCGCTGGATATATTTTTATTACAGGTGTATTTAATCTTTGTAAATAAAATTGAGTTGGTCTTGATTGCTGAGTTTTATTAGATATTGCAGCATAGTCATTTAAACCTAATCTAGTCATAGAATACTCTGTACCAGCTGAATCTACTATATTAGCATTTATAATATCTACTAAATCATAATCTAAAGTATAATCTGTAGTGCCTTGTGATACAGTTTCATCTTTTAATTCGACAGTCCATTGATTGTAACCTCTGTTTGCCCAATCACTGAACATAATATTTAAACTTCTACGCGCAGAACGCACGTCATAACCTAAAATAGGATCGCCTCCTATTCTATCAAATGCTTCTTGAATACAGTCGTTGACTGTAAGATTAAAAGTTGCTGTATTTGATGTAGCCATTAAGCAAAAAATACTGTTACGCCACTAGCACCGTTTGCAGAAATATTAATTTTTAAGTTAGTCTCAAATTTTACACCTTCATCTGGTAAACTTATATTAATAGGTCCACTATCTGCACTAGCACCTGTTGTTACTACAAATTTTGTTGTAGCATCATCTACAAAAGTTACAGTTCCAGCAGTTGCCGATGGCGTAATAATAAAACCTTTAAGTCTTGTAGGGCCACTAAAAGCTGCAACATTCGAACCTGTAGTTGTTACACTATTTGCTGATATATCTGATCCTGCCATTTTTTTCTCCTATATTAAATTTTGTTTTTTTAAACCTTCTATTAGTAACGCAATTCTGTCGCCTTGGCTAGTTGGTTGTTGTAAATAAGGTGCAACAAAATTTTTACCTGCTTGAGCTCTAAAATCTATTGCTTTATTTAATTCAAATGGTTTTTCTTTAAAAGGTGATTGAGGTGGACTACCTAAACTTTTAGAAGAACCAAAAGAAGAAATAACTTTTTCGATATCTTTAAGTTTTTCATCTAATCCTTTTTCTTTTTTTTCTGCTTTTTCAGCTTCTTCTTTTCTTAAAACATCTTTTATAGTTTCCATCTCTCCGATGTCTTCTGTTTTAGCTAATTCTTTTTGTTCTTCTGTAGGTTTATAATCTTCTTGAGCTTCAAAAATTTTAACTGCTTTATCTACAATTGCTTCTGTTTCTTTTTTTTCTTCATCTTTATCTTCTTTTTCATCGAAGATACTTTTTAAAGCATTTCCTTTTTCTCTTAAAAATTCTAACATATTTTCTCCTAATAAGGAGGACCCATTAGGGTCCCCCTAAAAAGTATTATGCTGGAACGTCTCCCGCATCTGCAATTGAATTGTTTTGCATATACATAACAGTTACAGTTGCATTACCAGTTGTTCCATCACCATCAGTACCAGTAAAGTCAGCTAAAACTTGAATATCAGTTGTACCAATATTTGTTGCTTCAGTATCTAAAGTACCTCTAGTAGTTCCTAATGATTTTACACTTGTAGATGGAATAAAAGCATTACCATCATCTGCTGTTCCAACAATAACTGTTGCAGCATTAGAATCATTATTAACAGTTGTAACATTTAATACAACATCTACTATTTGTGAATTAGCAGGAATAGTCCCACAAACTTGATTTAAGTGAGAAGCTCCTGTTATATCAATCTTTGCAGATTGAGCCATAACAACGAAACCTGTATTAGCAACATTTGCTCCTAATGTAGTTCCTGAAGTTTCTCTAATCGTTCCCGCTTTTATCGGTCCCGAAAAAGTAGTTGTTCCCATAGTCTACCTCCTTAGTAGTCAGCATAAGCTGTCGTAGGGTAACTAGGCGTATTTCTACGCCTAGTTAAGTTTATTATTAATCTGCGCCTTGAGATCCGTAAACGGCTCTCCAGTCAGTGAAACCAAAAGAGTATCTTTCTCTTACTTTGTATCTTAGATTACCAGTTTCAAAATCACCTTCAACAGCTTTTTTGATTGGTGCTCTAACAAAGTGTTTCATTCCATCAGGGCAATCAGTCATAATAAAGTATTGGTCCGTGTCAGTTAGTCTTTGGTTAACGACTACTCCGCCCGGGATCATACCCATATTTCTCATTGCATTAATGTCATTGTCTGCAGTTCCTGGTCTTAAATTAGACTTAAGGATTCTTTCAGCTATGAACACTAAATTTGGTGGAACGATCAGTTTCTGACCTGTTAAAGCGATAGGTATACTTCTATCATCTTTAGCTTCTGAGATTTGTACTAAAAGTGTCTCTAAAGACGTTTCAGATAAATCAGCAGGTGTTGCTAAAATGTTAGATGCAGTACCGCCGCCACCTAGAGGGTGTGAAGCATTCAATAAAGTTACTCCGTCACCACCTAATTGTGCAGTGTTAGTTGCATTGTTTAAGATGTTTGCACCTTTGATTTCTTTAGTGTGTTGCATTGATCTTGCTAAAGCTCTAGCATACTTTGCACCTAAAGATCCGTATAAACCATCTTCTTCTGCTTCCTCAGTAATTGAGAATGCTAAAGCGATTGTTTCATGTACGTATCTTGATACAAATCCTTCTCTGCCAGATTCATAAGATATTGCAGCACCTTCAGCTTTTGTTGGTGCAGCTCCGAAGCCGATCATTTGTACATCTTCTTCGAAAGCTTTTTGCGATTGCTCTGTAGAATAGATTTCTCTCCATTGTTCAGGATATCTATCATATTCCATACCAAACACGGTGTTCAAACCTAGATTGAGCTGTTTGGTAAAAAGTGCTCTATTTAAAGCCATTTTTTAACTCCTATTAGTTAAGGTTAGACACCAGCCTGACGAGTACCGTATAAGTGTAAGTTAATTACAACTTCTACAAGTGCATCAGCTCCGACATCGTTGTTTGGTTTATCTACTAATCTTAATATTCTCAAGACTTTAGCAGTAGTAGCAAGTGTACTAATGTCTAATTCGTCTGTTGAATAACCGAAAGTAGTGTTTGCAGTACCAATTGTAACATTAGCCAATTCACCAACATTTGCGTTTGCGAATGTGCCATTACATTGTACTTGGTACGTTATATTTGGATCGTCATATACTAAAGCTTTTACTGCAGTATTTGCTTTTACAGCTGTACTTGCATTCCAAACTTTAGAAAACTTGACATCACCAGTAGAGTTTTCAATGTATTCAACTCCATAGAATACACCTAATGCTGTTCCGCCAGCAGTACCTCTAATCACTGTACCATCTGTAGTCATAGTTACTAAGTCTCCAGATGCGATTGTTGTACCGTAGCTATTAGCAATAGGATATTCCTGAGGTCTGATAACTCCACCTGTTAAGTGCCTTAATGGAATAAAACCATTAGGTGTGTTAGCATTTGCCATAGTTATAGTCTCCTATTTATAGTTACTCTTTAAAACCACCTCTAGTAACTTCAGATTTGAAAGACTTCTGAATAGGATTTCCAGGTTGCTCTACTCTATGGATATCTTGTTCGACTGATCTCATTAAATTCTCAGTCATTTTTGCGTAATACATATTACGTTCATTTACCATTTCTTCTGGCATTTCACAGAGTAGCATTCCTTCGATACCTATATGACCAGCAAACTTACCATGTTCAATCGTTGGATAATGATCAGCATTCTTAACCGTTTTAGGGTCACGAGGTTGCCAACCTTCTCTCAATCGTTTGGCTACGTTTGTTGGTGTTTCCTGACCTAAAACCATAGTTGCAATCCATCTCTGTTTGTAACCAGGTCTAGCTTCAGGAGCCTCCAATAAATTACTAGGGCGCCATTGTGAAACCTTTGCTTTTTCAGCTCTAGTTTCGTTGTTTATTTTATTACTCATAGTCGTGCTCCTTTACCTTCACGTATTGTTGCTAAAAGTTTTTACTTCTTTAGCAAACCGCTTTAGTGCCGCTTCATCATTAATGTCGATACCAAAAGTTTGTGCTGTTCTGATATCGTCTTGAGTTAGCTTAACTCTATTACTGTCTGTTCCTTTTTTACGAGAAACTCCAGCTACAGGAGATTGCACTCTGTTGTTTTTTTGTACTACATTTTTGTCAGTTTGGACAGTGTCTTCTTGACTTTTATTGAAATAAGACAACCCAGATGTTTTTAATCTTTTATCCATCTCAGTATAATATTCTGGATCGTTAACATCCCAACCTTCTTCAGTAAGTTCTGCATCTATGCCATAGGCCATCGCAGTTTCTTTTCTAAAACCAGGTTTATTAAACCATTCTCGATTATCTTTAACCCAATCTGCTGCTAAAGGTGGAGTTTGTGGTTGTTTTTTTTCAACTTTAGGTACTTCAGAAGATAATTCTTCTGTTTTAGTCATTTGTCCTCTTATATCAGCCATTTTTTCATACAATTCTACTTGTTTGTCAGTATTACCTTCTTCAATTGCTGATTTAAGTTCTGCAGAAACAGTTGTATAATTATTTTTTAAGCTTTTACTAGCAATATCAAAAGTTTTTTTCTCTAAAGTTGCTAATCTTTGCTCTAATTCTACAGCTTTTTGTTCTGCTTCTGCTCTTTTAGCCACTTCTTTTGCAATTCTTTTACGAACCTTTTCAGAATATGGCATATCATTTGAATATTCAGGTACTTTTTTCTTTTCTTCAAGTTTAATTTCTCTTTCATTTTCAAATGTCTTATCATTTTCTTTCTCTTTTTCTTGAATTTCAGCTTTTTCAACTAAATCATCAATAGGATTCTTAGGAATCTCTATTTCTTTTTCAGATTGATCTTCTTCAAGCTTTACTTCTAACTCTTTCTCATTGTTTTTTTCTTCGATCATAGTTGTCTCCTATGTTGTCGTTAGGTTTTCTAACGTATATTATAATTGATGAGCTATTACTTCAGGGTTTTCTAATGTAGCAATAACCTCATCGTCATTAATTAACACCATTTTGACATTCTGTACAGAAATTTTAGCACCCGCATATCTTCCGAATACGACCCAATCTCCAACTTTACACCAAGGTGCTTTTCTATCGCTATAGCACTCTGGTCCTAAAGCAATAACTTGTCCTACAGAATTTAAATAACTTTGTTGTTCTTTATTTGTATCAGTTAAATAAATTCCTCCTTTTGTTTTTTCAACAACACCTCTAGGTCTAATTAGAATTCTATAACCTACTGGTTGTGGTATTTTTTCTGGTGTAGGCACATCATTATCAGTTGCCCATATTTCTTGACTAATCATCTATATCTCCTTCCTTGTATTTTTGAGTAGTTTCATCAATTATTTCTAATGCTTTATTTAATCCTTCTGATATTCCTTGTATTTTTTTAAAGTCTTCAATTTTATCTACACTTCTAGACAACAAATTTTTACCTAAATCTGTGTCATATTCTTTAATCTTCTTTTTTATTGCTATTACTAATCTTTCCATTTACTTCTTTCATAATTACATTAAGCAATTTTTCAAAGTTAACATTTGCTTTATGAGCAACTTGAGCAAATATTCTTGGCTTAACTGTTTTAATTGATAATTTTTTATTTTCTAAAAACTTTTTAGCTTTTCTAATTTCTTCAGGTTTAACTGCCATTAATCACTGCTTCTTGCAACTCTAGAAGCTGTTTCAACTATCTTAGCTTTAGTTTCAGCATCTTTTCTAGCTTGCGTTCTTTCCTTATCTTTTACTCCTTCAGCAAATCTAGCTTTTCTTATATTAAGCTCTTCTGCTTTTAATTGTAAACTAGCTTGGTCTTTTGCCATTTCCATTTGTTGTTTTTGTTGTTCTGGATTTGGTGGCATACTTCCCATTAAACCTTGTGCTGCTTGTGCAGCTGCAACAGCAATTCTATTTTCTTGTTCTACTGAAACTTCAGTAGTATCTTCATCTCTTAATTCTTTATTAATTTCTCCTGAAGATGTAGGAACACCTTGAGGTACTTGAGCTTGCATTTGTTGTTGATATAAATAAGCCATGTGTTGGCCTAAGTGAGCCATCATTAATGGATATAAAACTTCTTTAGCTTGTGGATTACCACCAAATCTAGGATCCATCATAAACTGTTGGTGTACTGCAATATGAGCTTGATGATCTTGATCTTCAAAAACTTTAATTGGTTTACCATTTAATAAAGCCATATTTTCAGAAACTGGATCTCGTCTAGGTGTTTCTTCATCTTCAATAATTAAATCTTGATAATCAGGTATATTTAAAGATTGTAAAAATCTTCTGTAAGCTTCTTTAGTATCAATAATATTTGGTGCTTGTTGTGCTAATTGTAATCCTGTTTGAGCTAATGCAATTCTTTGAGCTTGAGAAAATATATTAGGATCAGATACAGGTACTACATTAACTGCATCATTAAAATCTTTTCTTCTAATAGTTTTTCTTTCACCTATAACATCATAAGGATATTCATCATCTAAATATTCTCCATTTAATTCGTATATTAATTTAAATTCTCTACCTTGAGCTTGATGTAATCTTTTATGAATTGCAGAAAATACTTTTGAACCTTGTTCTATTAAAGCAATTGTAGTACCTACTGGACCAGAACCTGCAGATTGACCTACCATAGCATCTGCTATACTTGCAAAACGTCTCCCTGACTCAGTTAAAACACCTAACAATTGAAGTAGTGTAGGCGATGGTTCTTTGAAAGGAAGAGGGATAAAACTCTTTCGCAGATCATCACCATATGCTTCGACATCGACCCATTCACCAGGTGAGACTGTAATATCTCCACCTTCTATTCTAGCTCCTTTGGCTTTGAATCCACCATTGAGATTAGCAAAGGCAGCTGAATCTAATAAAGCACGAAGTGCTCCTGTACTAGCGTGTTGCAAACCGCCGATCATTTGTATAAGGCCAAAGCCATAGAAGCCTAAGCCAGGAAGATATTTATAGTGTATAAAATAAGTTCTTTTTCTTTTTAATGGATCGTCTTCTTTCCAGTTTCTTCTTATTGCTAAAGTTTGACCTGATTCATAATCTACCGTTACAATATAAGGAAGAGCTAAACCTGATTCATCTTCTCCTAAATCTAAATCTGCATGTATTTCTAATACAGTATGAATTTTATCTGACATAGAAGTTGACATACCTTCTAATTTTTGCATTGTTGATTCTACTAAATCAGAAGAGTTTTGACCTCCTTGATTTTGAGTTATTGGAACATCTCTATAAAATCCTTCTACTTGTCTTCTTTTAATTTCATTAGTTGTAAGTTTCATTACTTGAGTATATCGTTCTGCAGTTTCTAAATCTGTATTTTCATATGAAATAACAAACTGATCTGCTGGTACAAATTTTGAACAAATTCTATCTAAAGAATTATCAAAATATATTTTCTTAAATGCTGAACCTGCTAAAGCTAAATAAAATAACATTTGATCAAGTTCATTAAAATAATCTGTTATTTGATTAGTAACTTGATAATTCATAAAATCTTGAACACGTTGAGCTTGCTCTATTTTTTTATCAGATTGTTTTCCAACTATTTGTGTTTTAACAGGACCACCTGCTGGAAACATTTCCGCAATAGCTCTTGCTTGAAATTGAGTTGCTGCTTCTGACATTAATGGATGATGAACACCTGAAGCTCCCGGGAAAGGATCTTGTCTATCTTCGACAACTACTCCTAACATTTTCAAACCTTTAGAATATTGATCTTCCCAATCTTTTCTAGAAGCTTTATCATCTTCGTATGCTTTAATTAAAGATTTACCAATACCTAAAACTTCTTGATTATCTAATTCTTCTGCTAAGTTAGCATAATGATTTGATTCAAAAGCTTCTTCTTCTTTTTCTGTTAAATCTTGGTCTACATCTACACGAACCTTTTGTCCGTCTTCATTTGTATATTCTAATTTTTTTTTATCAAGTTTTACTTCTAATGCCATTAAGCTGTTCTCTTTTTAGGTTTCTTTTTACGACCATCTGCTCTTCTGTTTTTATCTCTTTTACCTTTTAATATATCACTATCAACTTTGGCTGCTTTACCGCCTGTTAATGCAGAATTAACTCTAGCCATAGCCCATGCTTGTGGACTTACACCTTTTCTATGACCGCTAGTTCTGTATGCAGCTAATCCTCTATTATAAATAGCTCTTACTTTACTTGGTGATACACCAGCTTTTTTTGCTTTATTTCTAATTGCAGTTGCAGTGCTTGATCCTTTTGCTTTAGCCATACATCTCCTTAAATTTTTTGTTATGTTTACTTTTCTTTTTTGATCCTACAAATTTTCCACCTTTTTTATCTCCTGGTAAAACTCCCGAACCTTTATTATCTTTATTCAATCTTTTTAATGCAGCTTTTCTTTTTGCTCTTAATGCACCTGACGTTCCAGCTAAATATTGTTTTTTAACTTTTTTCTTATTTGGTTTAGTCATAGTGTTTTTAAATCCTTTTCTATTAAGCACGTTTTTTCTTTTTACCTGCTTCTGAAAGAGCAATAGCTATTGCTTGTTTTCTAGATTTAACTTTTTTCTTAGATTTTCCAATAGGTAATTTTCCTTTTTTATATTCTCTCATTACCTTAGCTATTTTCTTTTCTTTTTTAGTTTTCATTTAGGAAATCCCTTTCTCATATTTTTATAAGCTTTTTTAGATATTGTTGATTTAGATTTTGATCTACTTTTACCAGCTTTTCTTCTGGCATTTATATTTGCATAAAGTCCCTTTTTCATAGTTTCATAATACCTCCTGGTTCATACCATACTTTCCTATAAAGAGATATAAAACAAAAAAGACAATTATTCTAGTATTAATTTTTTAATACTTTTGCTACCATCAATGTTACTTTCAAGTTCTGCCATTGATTTAATGCATTGGTATTGAACATTATTATTTTTATTGGATCTCATTGCAACTCTCTTACCTTTTAAACATTGTGACATGGATTCTTGAATTCTATGTTCTTTAATCTCTCCATTTACAATCATAAGTAAAGCTATAATTAATTCCATTAATGTGCTCCGTTGCCATTTTCTCTTACTTTATCTTTCAAATCTTCAATATCTGCTAATGCTTTATCTAATTGTTCTCTTAAAAACTCAATATTAACTTTATTAGTCATATTCATTTCTTGAGTTTCTTCCATTTTTTCTACAGTCTTATAAAGATCCTCGATCAAAAAATGTTGTTCTTGATCTGTAGGGACTTGCTCAGATTTTTTAAGCAAATCATTTTCAAATAATTCTCTAGATGTCTCTAATGATACTAACCTTGCAGTCAGCTCTGTATATGCAAAGACACCAGCTGCAACGACAAAAATTAAACTAGCAACTGTCTTCATCGGCATTTGCACTTTGGCTTCCTCTCCGAGGTCTAATGGTCTATCTTTCATCTTTCTTTTTCTGCCTCTTAGGTGTAAATAATTTTCCAATTAAATTACTTAATGAATCTATACCTGCAAAAAATTTATAAATTATTTTGTCTAACATTATATTTTTCTCTCCAATAATTTTTTCTTTCAAGAAGTCTAATCTTGTATTCTAGTTTATCTATTCCTAATAATTTTTTAAATAAATTTAACATTTCCATCTTCTTCTAGCTTGTCTTATTCTAGAATTAGGATCATTTCTAGTTTTAGCAGAGCTTCTTTTTAATTGTCCTAAACTTCTTGCACAATATGATTTTCTTCTTTTAGCTGCTTTACTACCAGGTTTAACTTTACCAGTTACAGCCATAGATAATTTAGAACCAGGATTAGCTCGTCTATAAGCTTTTATTCCTGCTCTAGTCATACCCGCACCTTTCTTAGTAGGTCGATAATATTTTTTTCTTCTAGGAATATCTCCTGTTCTTTTTCTAGGTCTTATTCTTGTTCTAGCCATTACATTCTAAACGCTGCATGTTGTGCAGACGTAACTCCTTGACTTGTTGTTGCAGGTGCAGAGTAACCCATATTATCATCATTATCAGAAGCTGCAATACCCGCATCTATATTTAAATCTCTATCTACTATTTTTTTCTGTTGATTTTTTAATGCACCTCCAGCTATAAAAGGAATAGCCAATGGACCTAAAACAGAAAGAACACCACCTCCTTGAGAAAGTCCATATGCCATTGATGCAAAAGTTTTAAAATCTTGTGTTTTTTTAGACATTCCTAATTTATTAGTAACAAAATCATTATATGTTTCAATATTTGAATTTATAATATTATCGGCAGTTTCAAAAGCTGACATAGTTGGTAATTCAAAATCAAATTGTAATTTTCCTACAGGTTCTTGCATATCTTTAATTTGTCCATCATCACCTTCGAATATAGGACAAACTCCATTTACTGACATTCTACCATTAGGACAAATAAATTCTTTTATCATATACTTTGTAACCTTGGATCGTTAGATAAAATATTTTTAGAAGCTTTAGGTCTTGCAATAGATTGCTTACTTCTTTCTCTTAGCTGAGCTCTAGCTGATTCTTTTTTTCTTTGCTCATCTTTAATTTTTTTTAAATCCCATTTAAAATTCATCTTCCTTGACCTTTGTATCGCATTTGTTTTTTTTGTCTTTTTTCATTTTTGTTTTGTGACTTCTTATGTTTACCAGGCCTTTTCTTTGGCTTTGGTCTTGGAACAAAATGTACAAACTTTTGTTTGGCCACTATTTATTTTTCTTAGGCTTTAACTGAATGATCTTAGCTTTTTTCTTTTCTAATAAAGCTTTAGCTCCAGGATAATCTTTTGCTTTACCTTTATAAAGTAAACCACCTTTGTAAGAATCAGAAACAGATGCATTAGCAGTCATTTCTCTTTCTTTTGATTTTCCTTCTTCGTAGCCATCGTCATCAAAGTCTTTAGCTGTTCCAACATTTTCAAAGTCAACATCTAAAATTTCTTTTGTAACTTCTTTTCTAGTTTTTTTCATTTTCTTTTTTTCCTTTTACCTTTTTTAATTACACCTCTTGCAATTAAAATATCTTTCTTAGTTACTTTACCGTCTCCAGACATATCTGGAAATTTACCTTTTTTCTTTTTCTTCTTCTTCATCATTTTACCAGTGATCTTAGAGTTTTGCATTCTGCCAACTCCTGATCCTGCGCCTGCGGTCATTTTCATTAAAATGTCTCCACTTCTATTTTAATTCCTCTCATCATTTTTGCATGTTGAGCTTTTCTTTCATCATCTATTTTTACAACTTCATCACCAGGATTTTGCATTGCTTTCTTTAACATTGCAGCGTCTTCGACAGCTCCTGGAAACTTATCATAAAATCTTTTATCAGCAGCTTTAACATCTTCGACACTGAAGCTCTTTACTCCTAGTCTAGGTTGCTTGCCTGTTCTTTTAAATGGGTTACTCATCTTTTAAGTCCTCCGGTGTACTTAGTTTTTTATTTAATATACCTTGAAATACTGATTGTGTAAAGGTAGGAAGCATTAATTCACTTATAGGATTTTTAATATGGCCAGTTGACCAAGAAATACAAGGTACTCCCTTCTCGTCCCAGGCGACTAAAGCATATCCTTTAATATCAACTTTATCGCTAATTTTAATACAAGCATCATGAAAAGCTTGAACTACTTGATCGTCTTGTATTTCAATTTCTTCTTTAGGAGTAGGTTTTCTAGGTACTAATCTCCACCTATCAAGAGTAATAATGTTTGTCTTTGCGCAATTGTTTTCTTGTTTCATTGTCATCGTCCTCAGGATCATCGGGATGTAATACTAAAAATCCATCTCTAATCCTCATTAAAGCTTGCACAATTGTATCATGAACATCATCATGCTTTCCATATGGAAATTGTGCTGATTCTTCTATAACATCCTTAGTCCACTTTTCGTCCATTGTAAACACTAAACCGCCTTCGAACATTGAAGCTACACTATGGGTTCTAGAAACTTTATCTCGTTCTGGCGTATAAGTAACTATCGGAACTCCCGACCTTCTCATATCTTGTATAAGAGATTGACCCGAAGCTCGTTTTTCAATTAATACTTGATCGGGCATCCATTCGTAATAGCTATCTTGAGCTCGTTTTCTTAAATCTGGATATTCTAATCTTTCTTTCCAAACATCTAATAAAATGCATGCAGCGTAAGGAACGTTGTTTTCATCTCTCGCTGTAAAGACGCCCCATGTAGTGCATGCTGAAAAGTCAGCAGAAGATTTTGTACTAAACGCAGTATCATAAGATTGAACAACATAACCTAAAGTTGGAATCTTATCTCCTTCATATATATTCCACCAATCTCTTTTAATGATACTTCCTTCTTCATTACTAGGACGTTGTTGGTAAAGAGCTTGCCATACACGTTGACCTACTGTGTTTTGTATTTTTTCTAAATCAGATTTACTATAAGCTTCAGGCCATAAAGCATTACCTTTATCATCTATAGCTGGAAGGTCTAAAACTTTCCAGTCTTCTCCAGATTCATTTAAAATATATCCAGCTAAATCATCTTGATGCCATCTAGTTTGAATTACAATAATTTTTCCACCAGGTTGAAGTCTAGTATAAGCAACAGACTTATACCACTCTAAAAGATTTCTTCTTTGAACTTCTGACTCTGCGTCTTCTCTACCTTTGATCGGGTCATCTATAATTAATAAATGTGCACCTCTACC